CTACATATGGGTTGTCATGGCTGGCAGGTATAGGGCGGTTTCTACCAACAAAGTGACTAGGGTCGTTATGAATAGTGCTAGTAGGATATCCTCCCCACTTATCAACTTCCGCTTGCCAGGTACTAGAGAATTGAGGACTGCAATAACTACAAGCAAGGTTGCAGGCATGATTAAAATTAACTTCCACGTAACTTGGGACAACATCATCTTCTTCTCCGGTACTGTTCGCTATTGTGTCATAGTCTTCTGCGGCCCATTTCTCTCCGCTACGGTAATGTCTATCACTTAATTGCCCATGCTTTTCAATATTCCAACAGTAACTACACTCACTGGGCTTTTCCTGTTTGAGCATCATAACACGTTGTTGCTTTTTATGCTCGGTGTTATGTAATGCCCCAGGATTTGTTTTTAACACAGTAGCATCAATGGCGTGTAGTGGAGGATGATAACAACTGTTATTGAGTCCCGTAGGCAGGTGTAAACTTACTTGTTTCCATTTAGCCAAGCAAAGTGCAGGACCAAGGTTCTCCTTCATCCATTCAGCACTGGCCATGAAATCGCTTTTACTCATTCAAATAACTTCTTGTATTCTGCGTACATCGCATGATTTTTTGTTTTCCACTTAGTTAAAAATTCTAAATCTATTGTACATTGTAACTGATCTGCGACTGTTTGTAAAGTCCTAGGCAGGGCATTTCCAAATAATTCATCACTATCGATAAAATAATCTGCTTGAGGATTTGATTGCATCCAATCGGCACTGCGATCATAGGCTGTTTGATATAATTCCTGTCGTACAAATAAAGGATAGTCTTGTAAATTTTTACTGTATGCGGGCCAATCACTGCCCGCAAGTCTGTTATGTTTGCTCACTGTCCATGCCCAATCTTTGGCCAACCATTCTGGATCGTTTGCATATACAAAATCCAAATAAACGATTCTTCTACACACAAACTCAACATTTTTTGGATTCAACCATAGCCATATTACTTGATCTGACTGCCACTGTTGCTTTATTAAATCAATATCGGGCACATGATCAAAGTAAATGTAGTCATGGGCCTGTGTTGATGCTATCTTCCAAGATTCATGACATGTGCCTTCATTGGCCAATACTTTTATATTGGTCAATAATGATTTTACTAGACTGCAACCGCTACCGTGTGCTCCGGATAAAAATAGTTTCATTTGAGTTCTGCAAAGATCTGATCACCTTTGTATGCCTCCGGACAGAACTTGCATTGTGGTATTGCATTGGGTAGGTTGCTGATAAATGTTGCTTTTGTTTCTGCACTGTCTGCGATTGATAATGGTGTGTACCCCTGCATCAAACCTCTATCATCAGTTGTTAATTCTAGGGGATGTTGTTGAGAGAATTCGGGCAGTACCGCAACTACTCCGCATTTATATAACTTGCCCCTTATAAAATGATGACACGTTTTCATATGACAGTTGGCGTGTGCTTTTTCGGCATTACTGGTGTGTAGGGTAAGTTTATTGTCCTGTTTGATCAATGCTCCTTGATGGAACCACCAATTGTATTCTATTCTAACTCGAATACCATTGGCATCAGTGATTGTCATATACTCTTGATACTTGTTATCGCCATTAAATTCATACTTAAATGGTGCGGTTAAAAAGTTTTCAACAATATTAAAGATCTCGCTTTTGTGTTTCTTATTGTGAATACCCACCCAAAGTTGTGTTTTTCTACTTACAAGTAGATGCTCGTATAGCCCTTTTACTTTGGGCAGTTGAAACCCATTACTGATAATTCTTAGTATTGCCGATGGCCACAGTGATCGCAAACCACTGACCCATTTCATAAAATCGGGATTCAATAACGGTTCACCGCCCAAAACAGCAATACTACCAAAAGTCAACTCCTTGCTCCATTTGGTATAATCATCTTTGTATTCGTCCCAACGTTGGAATCCTGTAAATTTATAATTGTTGAATCTATTACATCCCGGACAAGCAAGGTTGCATACATTGGTAATATAAAATTCGCAATAGTCTATGTAATTCATAGTTTAACACTTTCTGCATTGAGTTTGCGTAGATGTAGTCTATTGTGCTCTAATATTGGAGTCATGTCCTTGGTTAGTTCTCGAAGATCGCTTGATGACAATTTTAATATAGGTGCCATTGTGCATTGTATAGCCTTGACACGATCATAATCACTAAGGTCATCGTAACTCTCGTCCCACCAACTGTTGAATGTTTTGAATCCCATACGCTTTAAATTATTCAAGTATCCAGCCGGTCCCATTGCTATAAAGGGAGTCTTGGCAATAATGGGTCTTAGCGTTTTCTCTGTAGGAAAGAACGACAAGCCAGACACATAAGTTTCACTCACAACATCAACAAATATTTTGTGATATTGGTGTATAATATTATAGTGTATGGGTGGACCGATTGTATAATTCAAAAATCCGTCATCAAGTATGATAGGACATTTGTTAACAAACTCCGTTACAGCCGTCAACTCTTCAGGTGCCATAATATTTATATCACCAAAACCAGCATCAATCCTATGACGCTCATCTTGCGGATTATAATGCATAGTCAAAAGGCATTGTGGATCTTTATATAACCAAGCGCCTAAGACTAATCTATGCCAATTGGGTTTTCCAAAGAAAGCACCTGCGGTATATTCAAATGTTTTTTCCTTTAGAACGTAATTAAAAATTGGTTTACAATTAGAGATCCAATGATCTCCATTGACTTGTATTGTGTATTCGGGATGGGACTCTTCGGCATTATTGGTGACGATAGTAACCCTAGACTTGTCTATACTAAACTGATTACATATATAATCTAATATAGGATAAAAGTTTGCACTGGCCAAACTTAACCCTTCTGAATTAGTTTCCAATACAAGGTTGCCCGTTACTTGATATTCTTTTATCATGTCCACAACACGTAGGGCAAGATCAAATATTACGCGATCTTTGTTGGGCAAGTTAATCATTCTCTTACCATTGGTCCTGTATTTTTAAAATTACTTTTATAATGGTGCTTGAAAAATTTGCTTTGTTCAGAATCCAAATTAACCATTGGCAATCCTAGACGTTGTGTTAATTCTTCTTCATAATTGTGGAGAAAGTCCTCGGGATTAAAATGTTGTACAGTCTCTTCCCAATACTCTGCTAACATCCCAAAGTCCTGTACTTCTCGATAATCCCAGTCACTGAGCATTGTGTTGTACGTGCCTTGTCTAGCACCAGCCATGGCCCAAACACCATTCTCATTGTCAGCACCTACATTGTGCCAAATGCTGAGATTGTCCATGTTGCGACTAACCACACGAGTTTTAAACTCAGCAATACTGGGCTTTGCTCCACGGTCCAAACACATCTTGACACCTTCTCTAAATCCTGCCCTCCATGCTTGAAACGGAGTGGCATCAGGGTATGTGGTGCTATAGCAGTCATGCATAGCCCAATAGTCAGGGTGGAAACAAAACTCCACAGCGGTTGCATCTGTGCCATCCGTATTCTCATGCGTCTTCATGTTGTGGACAAAGTCCTTGTGCCAAATGCTCAATCCACCGTTGCCATACATCAAGCCATTAATGTTATTCCTGGCACGATAACGAAATACACCACGAGTATTAATTCGTGAATCCAATTGTAAGTTGAAGAAACTGGGATCGGGAATATTGTCGCCATCAACGAGCACAAAGCGATCAGTGGTGCTGACATCAGCGGCTGCTTTATGCGCCGCATCTGAACCCTTAACGCCGTCCACTCTTTGCGCCCAAGGCACCATGTTCTGTATCTTAATCCAAAATTCTTCTCGTTTGGGCTCATCATAAGTCAAATAAATTACATCTAAGTCTGCTATATCAATTAATTCTTGCATAATATTCTATATCTTTATAATCTTCATCTTCTATTACAAGCCCAGCGTGTCCCGCTACAACTGCAACCCCTTTATTGCTTTTTTGCAACTTTACTCTGTACTTGGCATCACTGTCAATTTTTTTAAGTTTTCCATTTATAACTTGGTATTGAAAATAATGATCGTATACATCTTTGGACACTACTATATAGTCTCCCAGTGCATGATCCCGCATACTACAACTTGTGATATTACCTTCTGCATTATAATAAATCCTATATTCCAAATCTTGATTGGGTATAGGTTTAATTAGACTGTCGAAATTATCCCAGTCGTTGCTCATAATATTCTATTAGTTCCTGTGTGGCGTATGTCTTGTCATGATAATGTACAGGACTATACTGATTTAAATTGTTGATACGTATAACATCACCATCACGTTCATGCATCACAGTTTCTAACCAACTACGTGCATCACTCCAACCATTAAAGCCCGACTTCATGTGTACAAAGTTTATAAAGTCCATGCTAGGTATTGTGACTGCTTCTTCCCCCAATATCAATGCAGCCAATGCATATACAACATCTGTTGTGGGATTTAGTTCTAGGTCTACACCTTCAAGATAAGTTTTAATGAAATTCCATTCCTTAAATACAAACCTAGCAAGTTCGAAAAATTGCATGGCGGTTTTTGTATATCTAAAATACATCAAACCTGTGTAAACATCAGGTAAACGGTTTGCATCAAACAATTGTCTGTATTTTCTAATCGCACTGGGTGTGTCCATAATATTTTTGGCGCCATTACCCAAACAAACATCTCGAAGTCTAAATGCAGTCCACCAATGATCGATACTGCGGGTAAATAGTAAATCACTTTCCAGTTTTATAGTTTCTTTAAATGGAGTAAGAGAAAACACATAGGGTTCTGTCATAAAGGGATTTTGTTCAATTCCCTCGGGCAGTCTAATAATGTAATCAAATGCATTCAGTTGTTTGTTGTTGAATGAATTGTAAGTTGCTTCATCTGCTATAACTGCATAACGGTTTTCTTGTTGTGTGGCTTTAACATTCAAGCATTGTAGGTACGCCAGTCTGCCGTAGTCAACTTCGGGCGTGTTAATTGCAAAGGTTAAAAAACCCTGTTGTTCTCGATGTTGACTCATGCTAGTAGTCCATTTATCAATTGTTCAAAATCATGACTTTGTAGATATTGTTTGTCCATGACGTGTGTGTTTTGTCTAGGTACTGCTCGGCCAGTTTCTTTACTGTATACGTATAAAAAATTGCTGTCATATAACACTTGATCAATCTTTTCTTCTATAGTAAACATAGGCCACGGAATTCCTTGATCTTCATTTAAGTTGTATCCGTTTAAGATATTGTTAGCGATAGCAAACGCATAATCGTTTCTATAATTGCCTTCACGAATATTATACAATGCTCTGTAATAATTGTAGTTGCGTTGTATCTTTCCCACTAGATCAAATAATAATTCTGCACGTTTTGATTTACGAAATAGCACCACTGTGGCCCAAACAAATGGCAAACTAACTTCGCCCATTTGTTCGTAAACCGCACCCGCATAGTTTGTATTGTGATGCATTAATTTGTAGTCAAAATCAGTTTCAAACAGTGTGTTAAGACTATTGTCCAATACCAAATAATCAGTATCTAAAAGCACAGTCTCATCGTAAGGGCTTAGACTATAGGCATAGTGTCTACCAAAGTTTCTCCATTGTACAACTCCATCTCTAAAATTATCCCCTTGTGGATCTATTGTGATTATGTTGTCGTATCTAAACTTGGGATCTGCGTCATGATCAGTTATCAATGTAACAGGCAACCCTAGGTACCGACTTGCAAGTTGACTTGTGCGATCTGCAATCTTTACGTAGTCAACAGTCTTGGTATTGAATGCAAATACAACAACACCCCTAGATGTTGAAGTGGATTTTTCTAAGTTTTTTGAGTTCGTCATGTTGTTGATGCCAGCGGTTCATTACTTTAGAATAACATTCTTGACACTTCTCTGCAAAGACTTCAGGATCGGGAATGTGTATGGGATTTTGATATGTGTCTTCCAGGTACAAGTCTCGAGTCCGAGGCCATGCATTTGCAAATAATATCAATTCGGGAGTGGCTTTAAACAAGCCGCCATTGTAGGCAAAATGCAAATCGGTTTGGATTTTCTCTCGGAGAATACGCTTGTTAACTTGGTAGTCTGTGGCCACCGTGATGTATGATTTGAATGTGTCTAAGTCCATCTACACAGTATAACACAACACGGGGTCGATGTCAACTGATTTTGGATTAGGCTACTACGATTGAACCCCAACTCGAAGTCAAGTTAGTGGTTTCTGGAGGAATAATGTCAATTCTATGATTAACTGTGACATTGATTGTATCATTCACTACGGTGTTAACTGTGGGCGCAGTGCCAACTCCTGCCCAAGTTGGAGCAGTTAGTGTTGGGCGTGCCGCAGATGTCAACGACAACACAAAAGTAATAACGGATCCTACATCACCATTTGAGCCCTGTGCACCATTAGATTGTACTGTCAATGTTGCAGTGTCACTGGTATATCCGCTAGTAGTGCTGGTAATTCCAACCAATGTCTGTGGCGTTGTGGTTAGATTGTAATAACCAACTCCAGTGGCGTTGGTGTTCAATGTACCTCCACTACCAGTTCTGCCACCACCAGTTGTGGCACGAAATGCAGTAAATCCACCAAGGTTAGTTGCTGCCAGTGTAACCATGTCACCAGAACGACTAGTGCTATCGTTATTTGTTGCGCTGGAAACCACAAAGTTTAACTGTCCACCGGCATTAAAGAAATAACGTGCCGCGTCACCACTGGGGAATGTAATGGTTCTTGTAAATGTTTGTGTGTATGCCCCTTGGCTATTGGTATCGGATATATTTCCAGCAAAGTTACTGCCAGTTACTGTTGTACCCTGACTATTGAAAAGTAAATGATTTGTATATGCTGTACTGATACTTGAACTGAAGGTGCTTAAATAAGAAACTAAACTACCAGCAGTGGGAGCACCGATGCCAGTTCCGCTACCTGTTTGGTGTGTTTTTATACTATTCAATGAGTTAATAGCACTGGCCCATTGAGCGGCTGTAACAGTACCACTAGTAGAAACCTGGGCCAGGGCCGTTTGCCCATATCCATATTGACCGTTGCCCACTGCCCAAATTGTGTTAATTTGATTGGCAGTACTACTCGGGCTAGTACCAACAAAACCGTTATAATCAGTTGCCGCAATTATGCCGCCTTGACTGTATGCCATTGTAAAATCCTATGTAATTGTCTAAGACACTAGACTATATTATATACTTATGACTTGAGCAAGTCAATAGCCATAATAGTTAAGACAGCGCCCCGTAAGTTGTACCCTGTGGTGACCAAGATACATTACTACTGCCCAATACTGCGGCGCCACCGGCACCACCAGATTTATTGCTACCTGGGTCGGTATTACTGGTACCGCTACCGCCAGATGATCCCAAACCTCCGCCGTTGCCGCCACTGCAACTATACCCTTGAACAGTGCCCTGGCCGTTTAAAAAGGAGTAAGTTGATTGTCGTTGCCCATAGCCATATTGGCCCGTAGACCCCAATCCACCACCAGTTAACGATCCGCCTTGAGCATTTGTTCCGCCCATAGAGTAGTACCCACTGCCCTGATACCATGCATAATTGCCCTGGTCCCAATATCCGTAAGTCAATCCGCCACTGCCCGGCACCGAGCCAGCACCACCGCCACCCTCGCCATCTGCTAGAGTCCAATATACATGGTCGCCGACTATAGCAGAGCCACCCCCACCACCCCCACCACCAATGATGCCATTATTTTGTATGGTCACTGCTACTGAAACTGATATCGCAGGCCCGCCATTACCGCCCGTGCTGGACAATGGAGTAGAATTGGGTTGTGCCGGTGCTCCGTTATTAATTGAGTCATTGATCCACTGACTATTGCCTCCGGCACCACCTGCACCAATAATATATCCCTGATTAATTAGAGTGACGCCGCGAGGGAAGGAATTTTGTATTGTCAATGCCGGAGAACCAGTGGATGTAGATCCAATAACAGTTCCGGAAGGAACTACGGCTATCAGAGGTCGAGATCCATTCCACCCGGCGTTGATTGCCGCAGTGTATAAATCTAAATTATAACCACCGGGCATATTAAACTCAAACACATACGCTTTGCCCAATAGTTCATACATGGAATTGGTTGTGCCTGACGAACCACCACCAGAAGCAATACCAGACTCGCTGGTTAAGTATCTAACACCACTGTCGTTAAAACTGATGGATTGAGTACTTGACAACCCAAGTTCTGTGTTGACCTGCGACATTGATATAGCACTTGTGGGTAATGTCATATTATGGAGATGCGAAGGCTGTTATGTTATTTAGGGCAATAAAGTTGCCAGAACTGTCAAGTGATGCAATATTTGTTCCGTTGTATTGAAAATATAATTTGCTACCGGATTGGAACACTGCAAAATTAGTTGTTGACAATGATGGGGTAGAACTAGCAGTGGTTGCATGTGCCACAGAACCCGATGCTGTTTGATATCCAGGATCATTACTAAAAGCATTTAAACTTGTGGGAGCACCAGTTAATTTACCATATGCCAAACTTGTTATCCATACAGGGTTTGCATATGAACCGCTGGTGTAAACTCCGTTGGTGACCGCACCCACAGTCAAATTTGCGGCAGTTCCGCTAAAGTTTGTACCAACAAATGTTGGGGCGGCACCGTTTACCACGCTTTGATTTAGAGTATAACTACCACCACTTAGAGTCAGGGTGTTGGATCCGTTGTTGACACCAGTACCACCATATGTGGGGTTAACTATGTTACCTTGCCAAGTACCAGTTGCAATAGTTCCTATTGCTGTGATATTTGTTTGGCTTGCCGTAGCGATTGTACCTGTTATGGTTGCACCCGAATTACCTATCGTTGCGGCGTATACATTGCCTGCAGAAACTGTACCAAAGTAGCCAGTCAACCATTGTCTAGATACATTACCAATGGTATAATTTAGTGTAGCGGCTGGTAATAAATTTGATGCAAAAATTGTGTTTCCGCTACCACCACCAGTGATTGCAGATATCTGTGTGTCTACATAACCCTTTGTGGCAATTCCCAACGGAGCAGTGGGAGTACCATTAACTACGCCCAAACCGGTTGTTCCCGAGAAAGCCAGTACATTGGTTTGTGTTCCACCAACATTGACTGAAAGATTAAGACCATTGCTGTTTGCAGTTGATGATATCTGCAGGTTACCACTGGATACACCAATAGCAGAGTTAGCAGAAGTAATCATTGTTGATTCAACTGATGATGCAAAATTCAATCCAGGATTGATTGTAGATAAACCTGATATAGACGTTTGCGGCACAAAGGCTGTTGAATCACTACTGGCAACAGCAACCAACTTATTATTAACCAATACGTTACCAACAGTATGAGGAGTTGATGTAATATCAGTTACTGTATTTCCAGTAATAGCAGTAATAGCCGCACCGGGCAATATTGCCGGACCGATTGAGATCCATGATGTTCCACTATAAACGCTAAACTGACTGTTTACGGTATTCCACCAAAAGTCACCCACTACTGGGTTCAGCGGAGGTGTTGCGCCAGTTTGACTGCTGGAAATAATCTTCCAATTTGTGCCCTGCCAAACTGAAAGGTGTTTGTTTGTGCTATCCCACCATAATTGACCTAGTAGCGGGTTGTTGGGTGCTGATGCGCTGGAGAAATTTTCCAGGATTTTAATAAAATTTTCATTGATGAGTAGACCATAGCCCGTATAATTTTCCCCCACTAAGTTGATACTTGTGGTAGTTGAATCTTCGGTACCGTCATTTAGCGTCAGCAGAGCCGAACCGTTTGTAAGTGTTAAATTATACGCCATTATCCTGTATTCCCATTTATCACTTATTTATGCGGATTTGGATTAGGAATTCGTAGAATAGATCTGCCCCGAATTGCCGCCGCCCCAGGATATTATTAATGCCCCTGGATTACCATCGCTGGGTTGATATGCTGTGACACCATAGTCTGGGGTTACAGTTTGTGCTCCGTTGGGGTATGTTGTTATCGTATACCATTCTAGATAATTTAGAATAGATGCACCCCCACCGCCCGTGCCATAGGGCCCGTAAGTGGTGCCACCATCGATTACTTTGAATTCATTAACACCGCCATGACCGCCGATAGCCTGAACGTTTGTGCCTTGAGGCTCTACTGCTCCCGGCAACCCTGCGACTCCGTTTGGTGAGCCGCCTGTACCACCTGTACCACCTGCCATAGTTATCTCCTTTTATTTTTCCAAAACTCATTTAGTTTTGGGTATTTATCTAAACAATTCTGATCTATTAGGTTGGCACATTCAATGACACACAGGTCATCGTATACAATATTGCCCGCATTTTGTTCCAAAACATCAGGCCTATCTAATTTAGAAAATTGTTCTGCTAGATACGTGGCTTTTTCACCCACAACTGCCACAACCATATTCCTATCGCGGTGCGGTAATAATTGTGTTTTAAAAATATTAGTGCCAAATACTGAATGCACTGCGCCCGCCAAACACACATCAGTACTTTGCCCGGCGTTTTTAAGTATATCATAGGTGCGAAGTAGATGTGTTATCAATGTTCTATTACTGTGATTTATTTTATCTGCGCCCAGTGATTCTAAAAATACTTGGACTCTGTCTCTATCAGCATCTGTGGCAGAATTGGGAGTTATTTTAAACATGACACTGATGCGAAGATCGGGACAAATACGAGTCACACCACGACTCACGTGCAATTGATTGCCGGTAAAGACTAGGGCTTTGTTTCGTTTGGGCAATTCTGCATGAGCAATGGAGTCACCGTCATATATCATAGTTTCTCCGCCCCACTCACGACGCCACAGTTTATTCATATAGACTATTACAGTTTTGTCGTTGGGTCTAAGTGAGTCCCTATGCGGATATCCCTCTACACCAAAAGTGTGGCTATTGGCGTAGCAACGAATTAATCTGTGATCGGGGAAATGTTTTATTTGAGTGTAAGCCCATGCTTCTTTAAGTACATCAGGGAGTTTATCACTAACATCTAATCCGTTTTCAATGATACAGTTAGCAAAATCAATATTCCAATGCCCGTAGCCCATTGTGGGGTTTGATCTCCAGCCATAATTCCATCCCGATTTTTGCAATTCTAAATCAAGTTTTATTAGAATATTATCCGGAAAAAAATCATTGATTGAGTTAATGTTTGTGTTAATCACCGCCACCATCGCCACCGCCACCATCGCCGCCACCAGAGTCAGAACCGCCACCAGAGTCAGAACCGCCACCATCGCCACCACCAGAATAATAGGGTGCGACGCCATCGTCGTAGGCTGCACTGCCTGATCCGCCACTGGGTATTGTTACCGTACCAAAACTACCAGTTATTGTTGTTGCTTGATCGCTGTCGCCAACAACAATGGTCAATGTTTCTCCCGGAGTCACAGTTAGGTTATTGTCTGTAAGGAATGCGCCTGACCCGCCACCGCCTCCACCGCCACCTTGAAGTGCTGTGGCATTGGATAGTGCGGCGCCGCCCGATCCACCACCACCCCATCCAGCAATGCTGATCCTGTGGACATTTCCAGTTACTGGATAGCCCGGTGTAGATGATGTGGGCACTTGCCAGGTATAAGTGCCTGGAGTGGTGAACGCTTGTGTACCTTGAGGTTTTACAACATTGACTGTTATACCTCTGGTCTGTGTGGCTTGACTAGTGGATGAGTTACTGGATATAATTATATTGTCAATATAAGTTCCAACATTTAAATTGGCCGCAGTAACGGTAAATGATGCGCTGTTGCCGGTCATTGTTGAGAAATTGTATCCCACATTGCTGGGCACATGGGATATTGTTACATACCCGTACTGACTAGTAATACTGTTAATTAATAAGTCATCACCGTTACCAGTGTTTGTGATTGTAAAGTTTGCTTTTGTCGGAGTATCTAATACGTCATACTGCAATGTTGTAGTAGATGGGGTTACGGCCAGGCCATTAAAATCTGCAAGTACATTGGTTGTTACTGGAATAGTCACATTAGAATAACCCAAATAGCCAACATAATTAATGAATGTAACATTTCCAATAAATCCAGTACCAACTGTTTGACCCAACACACTAATATTAGATACGAATGTTCCATTTATGGGTATCGTTACTGGAGTATTTTGGCTATTAATAGTAGTAGAGTGATAATTGCTTGTACTGTCAAGGACAATAACACTATTAATAACTAACGGATAATTACCTGTGTTTGTTATGCCAATACGTTGGGGTGCATCTGAATGATGTTGGTATGGATTAAACGTTAGTGAACTAATGTTTGATGTCGGGACGCCGCTGGGTGTGGGGAATATAGTTTCCCAGTTACCGCTGGAGTTTTTAATCCAGCCTGTTTTTACAGGAGTCCATGTAGCACTATCTGTCTTATAAAATAGATTTGCAAGTGCTTGGTATCCGACATTACTCTTTATAAAGGTAAATCCATTGGCTAAAAATGTCATTTAAATTTGGAACCAAAAGTCTCCGACATTACCTTGACCGGATGAAGGGGATGATGAACTCACAAATTGTCTGCTACCTTGCCACAAGCCAAGACTGCTGGTTGCAATCGCAGTATTCACAAATGCAGTAGTTGCGATACTTGTAGATATGTCTCCAAGCGGCGGAGTAGTTGAAGTTGGTGTGCCCTGCAATGCTGGACCCACATTGAACACTACATCACCAGTGCCAGTTGCACCTGCACTGGTAACGCCCTCAATTGTTATATGCTTGTTAACTGATAAATTTCCTGCAATCACAGTATCGCCTGTTGCCGGAGTAACAGTAAACATATTTGTGTTGACTGAAAATGCGCCGGTGGTAGATAAACTACCAAACACGCCTGTTTGAGCAGTTAGTGTACCAGTTAGTGTTGGATTGTTGCTTAGTACTAGGCGTTGGGTACCTGTGATCCCAGTGCTGGTAACTCCGTAGGCAATCAAGTTTCCATTTAATAGCAAATTGCCATTAATCTGACTTGACCCGTCGGTACCGTTAACTCTAAATGCAGTGGTATCAACACCGCCCACATTTAAGTGCAGGCTAATATTTCCGCCTAATACAGTATTGTAATATCTAGAAGTGCCAGTGGGTGCACTATCAATGATAATATTTCCGCCACCAACTTCAATGTTTGATGAGAATACTGGGATAATATCTGTTCTAGCATAATTTGCGGCTGCTACGTTGCCCAAACTCTTGGCGTTAGTGGCGCTGCCAACAAATAACACTTCATTACTGATGCCAGTAGCCACAGTAAAACCTGGACCAATACTACTAAACCCTGGTATGGGGTTTTCTGGGCTTAATGTAAATGTAGGATCGTATGAACTGACTGCAATAACATTATTTTCACTGTAAAATTTTATAATGATGTGTGAGCCGCCAACTGTATCCAGTACAGTTTCTGATATTGCTCCACTTTTTCCAGTCACTGTGCTATAGCCCGGACCCACCAAAGTCCATGAACTGCCATTCCAAGAATTAAGTTGATAGTTGATTGTATCCCACCATTGTGTGCCCTTTATACTACCAAATGATGTAGAGGCCGGTGCCACATTGCTTACTAAAACTGGACTCACCAAAACCCAAGATGTTCCGTTGTAAACGTTTAAAAAACCTGTATTGGTATTGAACCACAACTCACCCTGTAGGGGTTTTGTTGGCGGGTTTGGGTTTGCAAAGTTTTGCAATAACTTGATAAAGTTTTCATTTTGATATTGACCAAATAAGGGATAATTTTTACCAAATAAATCCAAGTCAGTGGTGTTTAGCCCCGGATTGATATCTGGACCATCAGCAGTGCCATCTATAATGTTTATTAGTAACTGCCCTGTGGTGGAATTGATTAGGTATGACATCTATTATCCTTGGCTAGTTAAGTTTGTTAAAGTTTGAATACGAACTGTATAGTCAATTTGAATAAGTCTGTTCAGCGATTTTTGTACCGGGTGAAATACCACGTGTGTAAGTAGAGGACCGGTAGAAGTCAACCCACTAGTACCATCAGTGCTTCTTCCAAATAAGCCCAATTCATCAAATGTATATGTGTCTGTTAGTGTTTGACTGTTGTCAAATGCGCTTTGCCCTGCAGGTTCACCGTAGTCTAGCAAACAACTTACTAGAATATCTGTGTAAATTTGTCCGGGAATGTGACGAATTTGGATAAAGTTTTGTGCGGGATTCGTATTGGCTGCAGAAGTATCGTCTACTACTTTGCTATACGTGGCGTTGTAAAGGTTACTGTTTTGTCCTGTAGTATTTGGGGGCAAATAGGTAATAACACCAGTGGGATCCACTGATGATCCGCCGTTTCCAAAATGCATTTCATATATAAAATTCTGTTCTTTATTGCCCAAGCAGTATGCCAATGCCGTACTGATATTCTCATAATGAATGGCATTGCTTTTATCCTGATAGATGTGCCCAGATATTGGATCATAAATTTTGATATGCCCGCGGACATAAATTCCGCTTAATTCGTCTGGTTTTCTTTGTGTGTTCATATTTGTTTACTCTATCTTTATATTTATTACTTTATACTCTGCCCACTACAACTTCGATTAAGCCCACAGTGGCACTGTTATAATTGCCCAAAGCCTTGCCAATTACTGTACCGATAGCAGGTGTATTATTGGCCATAGCCACACCCGGAATTGCACTGGTCACCATTAAGTCACCACGTTTGACTTCGCCCACTACTTGACAGGGTACTCGCCCGGTCAACGCTACGTCTACTCCGTCTATTCCAGAATTCATTGTGTATGCAGGGTTAGTTGAAACAACTCCCGCTACCCTAGTGTCGTTGGGTTGATAACTGGCTGTAACCTCAGTGTCTGTTCCAAAAATTACCACAGTTCCCGGGGGATATTGGCTATCGCTGGTGTATCTTTCTGCCAAGTCAGCGTATAATGCATGAACTGCGGTACCATAAATTGCACCAAACCAACTAGATGAACTACCAATTCCAATACTACTGTTGGCTGTGGGGTATACGTTTCCGCTGAGATTTGTGATACCAGTTACTGCTAAATTTCCTATCGCTACATTTGATAAATTTGTTATATAGGGTTGAGAGCCAGTGGACACTACTCCCACTACATTACCAGTGACATACACGTTTCCGCCCACAGATGTATCACCACTAGATACCAATGCAACCGAGTCTACAGCACCTGCTATAACAGTACCAAATGTTCCGGTTGTTACACCAATCGTTGTCAATTGATTGGTGGAGACATAGTTTAATATTGTGGGTGCTGTGATGTGGGCTGTAACGTTGGCCGTCTCTACCGGAATATAGGTAGTGCTTAATAAAGTAGACTGTAAAGGTAACGCCGTTATTGTAATTGTCATTTAAATTCTCGCTTTTATATATTTATTATGTTAAATTCTTGATGAATACTGCTTCTACAGTATTGCTTGCTTCTATGCCCAATCCATCAGTGACTGCACCAGGAATTTGTCCATAAGTAGCCATGTTAATGAATACTCCACCCACGTTGGCCACTAACTGATCATTGAAGTTGTCTGTAATCAACTGTGATGGTCCGGGCGGTAAATTCAACCATGTAGTGGTGTGCACTGCATTTCCGCCAGGAATCAATTCATAAGAACCCGCCTCGATTACTGGAGATCCCGCAACGTGTACTAATGGAGCGCCAGTGCCGTCAACTGCTCTACGGATCTGACCCAATACCCAATTACCACCACTTTGGGCTATAGTCCAGAATGTAATCTTTTCGCCGTTGACAAAAACTACACCAGGTTCCAAGAATTCTTTATTGGGAACTGTGAAATTGCTGGCATTGACCACAGTCATTGACGTATCTGTTATGTGCAGGTTTGCCGCCAATGTTGTAGAATGGCTGGGGCTGATTCCGTAATATGTGGGCCATAGTGCAGTATTGGTCGATGCCGCATTGCCCAACATATTTTGAACTATTCTGTAACCAATATTAGCAGACGCCCCATTGATTGTCATATTGGTGTATACGCACATATTCAAGTTGTCAAATGTAACACCAGGAACTAATTCTTCCGGAGCATGACTGCTATATGTGTCATAATACTGACCACCGTCTATTATCACATCACCAACGTTTGATCCAAAAGTTGTATTTTTGTAGGTATTTTGAATAGCAGTATCCAAATATGTGGGATCGTTAAAATTGTAGTATTGCAACGACACATTTGCGCCTAACGGAATTGTTTGAGTAATTCCCGAAGCAATAATCTGCGATTGTGTGATACTTGCTATTGTTAAATTATATTGTGAACTGGTGTTACTATCGATTAATACCAACGGCTCACCAATAGTGTACCCCAAAGTAGTAAAATCAAGTTGACTTACGTTTGAACTAAACAATGAATTTGAATTCGCCCAAGCATAAATTACGTTTGAAGTAATAACAGATGTGCTGTCATTGAATCCAACACCAGTTACTTTTACACCAGGATAGGTAATACCAGTCATTAACTGAGATAAATCTTTTCCGGGCATTGATGCAGTGGGCTGATAGTATGCAAAGATACGATCTGCCGCAGTCGTAAACGAATTGGCATTCAATTGATTGTATTTTGTATAATCAAATAGATTGTTAATTATAATCGGTTGAGTATTGGAGTTGACTCCGTTAACATAAATGTTGCCCCAGCGATTTGTGTAAGTTCCCGTAATATTAGATACTGTTATTACGTTGTTGTTTGTAATAGAAATAATCTGGGAATTAGCAGTCGAATTACTTTGAGTAATGTAATTGCCAATGTTCGCACTTACGTTACCATTTAAAGTAATAATAGCACTACTGTAAACATTTGATTTTGCCTCGTATGCCTGACCGTTATAACTTACGATGGTGTTCGCAAGAATAGTAGTAGATGGAGTCCATGCAACAACATTGCTTGAGTATGTTATACGATCAAATTTTAATGTAGTATCAAAGGTTCTTACAGTATTGTAACTCTGATTGATAAATTGGGTGTATGATGAAGTTGAAGTAACTGTGGTATTTAAATTTGCGTAATCATTAAAGATATATTGATTGCTTGCAAATGTACCACTCACATCTATTAATGTGATTACATTACCTGTACTAGACGTATATACTGTACCAGCGGCTCCGGTATTTGCTTGAGTAATAATATTACCAGCATATACTGTAACGTTTGCGTTGGCATTTATAGTAACAGTGGGCAGACTATCAACAAAGTAATAATTGCTTAATTTTGGATATCCTGCCGCACCAATACCGGTACCATTAATTTGTATAGTTGGAGTGCTAGTGTATCCGTATCCGGGCTCAATTACTTGGAACGATTCTATCTTGCCTGTGGTAAAATCTACTACGGCTTGAATATTTGCACCAGTTCCGCCACCACCAATTACTGACACAGTGGGTGTTAAATAGTATCCGCCCGCTTCGGTTAATGTAGATACACTAACAGCATTGACTTGTAGATTTGATACTCCATCATAAATGTAGCAATTTGCATTTACGTTAGTTTGGAATGTCCCTATAACATCTACCAAGTTAATAATACTGGTTTCTGACACCGATGCTTGGACAACGCCAGTTGCGCCGGTTGACAATTGTGTTATAATGTCACCGGTGTTAACAACCACTGGACCGCTTACTGTTAGGGTAGTAACTGTACCAACACCCGCATTGGTGACAACTACATCACTGATACCATAGGTATGATTGTTGTACCATTGATTGTACTGTGGTAAACTGCTTAGTGCATATTGATCGTATACCCCAGTTCCGTTTGGACTACGGTATGCTTTGATATTGGCTAGGTAAGTGGCTGGTATATCAAAGTCAGTTGTATCACCGTAGTACTCATCGGTACCAGTATAGTCAATCTTGTATTCTCGAATACTTGTTCTATAAGGTTTAACTTCGTTGATATATTCTTCATAATATGTTTGATTATCCGGAATATAACTTGGGTATTGAGCCAATTTACGCAATTGGTGCAATATGCTAATGAAACTTGTTTTGAATACCCAATCAACTGCGGGTTGTTCTGTTAAAATATAGTTAATCAATGAGAAGAATAAACTATTGAAATTACCCAATAAAGTATCTACAAAGATATTGTTTTGTATTGCTTTAAATATGATTCTTATTTCATTTGCCGCAACATTACCCGAGTATAATTCACTACTGAATTGTAGAGTTCCGTTTTGAATACCAACTAGATCAGTAGTACCATCACTATTGTATCGATAAATGGCAAATTGGTTATTACCGTTATTCAATACCTTTACAGTGTCTCCGGAATTCAAAGATAGTCCGGCTATAGCAGTAGTTGTTGCCACTACATAAGTGGGCAACACTGTGGGATCATAAGTTGAGTCGTACCAATCAACCTTATCCCAATACATTTGCGTATTGTAACTTTGGATGATCGATGCGTGCCAAATACTACCATTCCATACATAAGTAGACCACAAGCCGTTTTCAGTCTCGTCTGCCAATACAAGGATAGTATATCCCACTTGTAGTCCGGATGTGTTTACATAAGTCAAATCAGCATAACTGGCAACTTCTAAATCATATGTTGTTGGCAAGGGCAAGGGTTCAGATTCATACAGAGGAGTAATATTGAATTCTTCAATAATAGGATATTGAATCAATACCCCGTTTACATACTGCACAAAGTTTTCCAGTGCTGTTAATCTATTGACAAACAGAGTTTGGTTGGGGTTTACGCCCAAGCCAATCATTGACTGCGGTGTAAGGCCTGTTGCTGGTACAGGGTTTCCAACAGAATCAATACCACTTAAACTATCAATCATCTTGTTGACGATGCGTGTGGGTATTTGACTGCTACTGTTGCCCTCTTGTACCAATTGATATTCGCTGTGAATAATATTTGTATTCTTTAGAGTATCAAAGTCAGCGTGAAGTACTGTGGTATTACCTGATAGTAAATTATTCACCCCGTACAAACTTATTGTATCATCACGCAATACTGCGGCATAGGGAATACCCTGTGCTTGGGGATTTTCAATAATTGATTGAATTGTACTTACTGTGTTTTGGTGTGTGGATCCAACTTCCAAACTGGTCTTGCCATAAACCCAATAGTAGTAGGTACTGGTTACTAGGTTGGTTACTGGATTTATTTTACTCTCAACCACATAAGCCGTATTATTTGGATACAACGGTGTTCCAAGACCATCGTATGCGCTGGGCGGCATACTGCTTGCTACCCATTCACATACCTGCACTTGGCTTCCTGGGAAGAAACTACCCCAATTATTGGCGCGATAAGTTAAGTTACCTTGTTCATAATCTATGTAACGCACAGCATCAATATTCCACCAAGTTTTTGTAACTTGATCTGCACCCCAGTGGAAATCCAAACTGTTTGCTAGGTTGGGTGTTGAATCGACTCCGCCAACTGCATTATATACTGCTGGATCGTAAGCCGTAATAAAGTCCAAGTCTTCTGCGGCAGCACCTAAAATCTTGCCCTTGGCTGGATCAATATAATCCAAGTTAGTTAAGATTGTTGATGTAGTTGTATCGTACAAATAGAATCTACTGATGCTATTGATATCAACTTGTGGTTGTTGTTGAGATATAATATCCCATCCAACATTTCCGCTAAAGTTATTATAGGTGTAATAAGTTCCTGCATTGGGCAAGTTAACATACGCACCACTCAATGTGCTTATTGTTAGATTATTGCTGTCACCAGGGGCTCCAACGAGCATTGTATTACTATTCATAGCAACACTGTATCCAAATTGATCGTTTGGACTTAGGCTGTTGTTTTGCAATCTTTGTACAAGTACGTATTGGTCAGGTGTATTGGCTGTAAACGAACCATTAACAAGTCCGTATATATAAACCATACCAGATCCCTCGATACTATCAACAAACGAGGTTGATCCGTAATCAAACATCGTTGTTGCATTGTCAAATGTTGTGATGTTTTGTGTACTTCCGCCACTTGCACTAATAACCAAACTGGTACTGTCAGGGCTAGAAATAACTTGTGAACCAAATTGGTTTACATCATCCGTTGCGGGATGAATAAATGACTGTACATTTGCATAAACATTCAATCCAAGATTTGCTAGGGCAGTTCCAGGACCAGGACCCAATACCAATTTCTGATAGGGGGTTGCAACGTTGCTGACGATTGTCAGTGCTCCATAAGGTTGGGCTATTGCAGTGACTCCGGCAATATTTGCTTGATTAATGTTGGTTGCTACATTGGCAACTGTATTTCCCGTAAAGGTAACATTAAACCCGTTAATTCGGATACTGTCTCCCACAGAGATGTTTGGTGCAAAATTAGTTCCAGTAATGGTTCCATAACTTGCGCCTTGATTTACAAATCTATAAACAATACCACTGTGATATCCAGGAATACTGTATCCAGGGCTTGCTACATATACATCGGCATCATTACCAGCAAGCCATGTGGTAGTACCAAATGCGGCTCCACTTGATGGTGTAGGCGCTGTTAACTGTTCGGTCAATTGAATTTTGTTTGTATCAATGGTAACAACGGTGCCAACAACTGGTGCATTGGTAAAAGTGATTGCGCTGGTATTTGATGTAAATCCAGTGGTCACTACATTTCCGTTGACTGATACTCGTAGTGTGTTAGAATTAATTGGATACTCTGTAAAGAACGCAACATTGCCTGTGGCAACAAAGGATTCAATACTGCGATCAAATACATAAACAGATCCTGCGGCTGTTACACCATTAACACTTTGGTAGGGTGCGCTGACCACTGTTTGGTGGCCGTATGTTGAAGTCTTAATTGAATGACCAAATTGTGCGTATGCGCTACTGCCCACGCTAATAGTATTGGCGTAAGTATAGTAACTTGTTGAGTTTGCATGATAAACATAGACATTGCCCGCATTGGGTGCGCCCACATATAACCAAACTTTATCAGAACTTACACTTATTGCAGATCCAAAAGTATCACCAACATTGCTGGTGCTGGGGCTCATTAGTACTTGGGTTTGGGCGAATGACGTATTACCATCAAACGTGTACACAAATACTCGACCTGATTCACTGCTTCCGTTACCAGGATCGCCCACGTATAATAAATTGCCCGCGGTGTCTAGACTAGAACCAAATTTGCTTACACCATTTGATAATGCTGTGATATTGCTAACTTGGGTCAAAACATTTCCGTTGGCGATGTTGGATACAAACACTGCCACTTGTCCGTTATTGTATAGAGGCATACCGGCTGCCGCAAACGTTCCTGTGGAATTAATTGCAGTAACAGTTCCAAATCCACCACTGGTCACATAGTTATTAGTGGACAACTTCATACTAGGATTGAAGAAACTTACATTGCCGCTCCAAGGTGTTGATTTGTTATATACTGCCCAACCACCGGACACGTAATCTGTGTCGATCCACAATTTATCATTATCCAACCACCCCTGTGGCGGGGTAATGCTATTTAAATCTGTACTTTGTTGAATTCTAGAACTTTGTAAACGATAAATCGGTCCGAGTCCTGTGATTTTATTTGCCGACTTAATTTGATCTAAGTTTTGACCATAGAATACAATGTTGATATTGTACGCATCTACTATAGAGTAGACTTGGTAGAACCCATTGACTCTTACGTCAAAACCATCAATTATAATTATATCACCGTAGGCAAATTTATGTTGACCATTTAATGTCACTGTACCAATATTATCAATATTGTATGTTACTGTTGTGACTGATAAATTTGTTTCAGTTACGCGGAATACATTCCAGTTGCTGTTAGTGTCCTTGGCGCACCATATGGTTTGACCAATTCCAAAATTACTTGTAGCACTGGATAAGTTTGCCGATAATTGGGCATAGTTGCCAATATCAAATATAGTAGTATCGACATCATTGATATTCACATACCCAGCAGTCTGAATGTCGTTCTCATAGTTGCTACTTGCATCTCGGTTGAGGTATATAGAGGGTTGGTATGCTGGGGTTGTCAAATATAATTGACTTGGTTGCACTCCAATTATGCCACTAATACTTGAACCATTGTTGGGCAATAACGTAAATGTTACTGGATCTCCGTTAAAGGTTCCCTCAGTTAAAATTAATTCAACGAATTGATTATTGGACAATGCGCCGTATTCGCCCACACGCATACCCCATTCTTCGTAAAGACTGATATTACTGGTGATGTCGTTGAAACCAGCAGCAGTAAATGCAGTGATCGCATTTAATGATCCCTTTTGACGAATAAATCCTTGATAGAATTTGGCTTGAGTAACTTCGTCAATACCAAAGTTAGTCATGTAGTCACGAGGATGGAATCCGATCGTGCTGTCGCTGTATAAGTTAAAGTCTCCCAATGTTTCAGGATCATCAATATCATTAAATCTATTGAATTTTTCTGCGTTGTAACTAAAGTTGGGCAGTAGACCTGTTTTAATCTCGGAACTTGTTAGTTGTGCCCAACTGTTGGCTTGGAAAGTGGATGATGCTACTAGATCAGATAACGCTGTATAATTTACATTCTTAAATTTTACAAGACTGCCCATAGCATAATCAGTGCCAGGTTGCCATGAGTCAACGCTGGGGCTATTGTATACAAAGCCCGGAGGATTCAATGCCCCGGTCCAAGAACCAGTTTTCTTTCCAACTATCTTGAGTCTATATTGTCTGTTACCCAGTTCTGGTACATATATAATGTCATTGAAAATATCAACATTGTCAAAAATCATCACATGTTCATACTCAACTAAGTCTAGTTTGACTAGGCCCAATGTTTGTCCGTTATTGGCAGTCACAGTGAACGTGTTGCCATTAACTGTGTTTGTTCTTGTGATCGATAACTGATTGTACTTGATAAAATTCATATTAATATCAAGTATACGACTTTGATTTGGTTGGTTTAGAATCGTGTCTGTAACACCACTGGCAGTAACTAATGTAAGTTTGTTTAGAATCGGACTTACTACTAATACACTATTTGCCTTCCAACCCTGCTGTGCCCAAGTTAAGAATTCTTGTATGCTTAGATTAAAGTCACGTTGCACGCCCAAGTCAGTATCCATGTCAAGGAATTGTACTCCTGATCCCAATAAGTAACGTTGATAACTTACTAAGAAATCAACTACTTGTTGTAAATTAGAAAATTCAAATCCGTAAGGAACTGTAACTTTGTAATTTTGATAGTCGTTATATACTATCCCGGTGGCTTTTAGCACAGTAACTGGATAAGAGTTATTATTTGCAATGCTGGGGATAATTGTAAAATATGGCTGATCTATGTCAAATCCACTAACTGCATATCCAGTACTGGTTCGTTCTATACTAACTGCACTATACACAATAGTATTAGTTGGTGTAGATTTATACAATTGAATATTGTAACTTTCATTTGGAATTACAACACCATTATTTGTACTTGTGGGACTTGTTTGTTCGGCAATTACTTCTACAAAAGATTGATCAGTAAATCCAGCCATCTTGTATGCAAGTTGAATTGATACGTTGTCCAAGTATCCATATAATTTTGTGCCGGGATCAATTCCCTGGTTACGCAAATATTCTGCTATCCAATTCGGGTATCCTGATGCTCGAACTATTTCGCCGTTTACCTGTGTTCCATTTATATTGATAGCGGAAGGAGTAAGTCTTTGTAGGGTGTCTGCAAAGACATATTGATTTAATCTAGTATTCTTAAAGTAGTTGCTTACATCCACTAGAGAACCAAAGTAAAAACCGGGTGCGCTCAATGCCAGTGTTTGTTGTAGTGCAAAAGGATAATCACTGCTTCTTCTCCATGCAGTTTCTACTGGTCCTTGATCACCAACCCTAAATGGAGCACTTGCTTGAGTGGAATTATAACTCTTTACTGCAAAACTACTTGGTGGTAAAAGTGCGCCAGTGTTGTCTACCGGTATAATTGACAGTAGATCAGGTCGAGCAAATCTAGTATCGTAGTAGGCTGCTTCATCACTGCCGTTCCAAATATAGCCCTTGGCTAAATCGCCCCACAATACCAAGTTACCGCCCGTATAGGGTGCGGCACCATATCGCTCATTCCACCAACTTGGTGCTTGACTAAAGCCCAGCATCTCCCAAGGATTTGTATGAGGACGATCAGTATCGTAGAAGTATTTGTAAATAGCACGCCAATAACCAGGTATTGGAGAGCCATCGATTGAATCTTTAAAGTTGTTGTAGTTCCATGTAAACGGATTGCTTACATCAAAATAACTATTGGTTATATAATCTACTTTGTTATTACCAACCCACTGCAAGAATGAAGTTGTTAACAATTGTGTAAATTCTGTTATGGTATAATCTGTAGTTCTAAATCTACCAGGAACATATTCATAGATATCAAATACGCTGGATTCATAACTTACTTTGATGTTGTTATAGATGCGCTTTTCAAATTCTAATAATAATTGATCACGGTAATCTCCCCAAGCAGGAGTAATGCTACCATCATGGCCCTGTATCACATTGATCGGGGTTTCGTAAGTAGTATCCAAATATATACCTGGGGTAAACTTGGGATATAAACCAAGTTTGGTGGGAGTTTCTGGAATATAGTTTCCGTCAGTGGAACTGTATTCATTGATTGTAATAATATCACCAATCGACAGGGGCGCGGTTATAGTAACACCCGATCGAGTTGTGTCAAATGTATAGTCTTGGTCTTTGACTAATTGTACATTATTTTTATATACTAGTACAGCAAGATTGCTTAGGGTAGTATCGCTGAAAATGTTTGTAATTTCAAAATCATTCAGCGCAGGATTCAATACAGTATATGTTATGGTGTTTAGATAATTACTGCCGTATGGTACCATATCGCTATAATACCAAGCAAAGGAAGTATTCTTAACCGCATTGATTTGTGTTAGCAGTGTATCCAGTAATGCGGGTATATTAGTTAAGTCAAGATTTGGAGTCTTGGTACTTAATTCAATAATCTTATTTTTAAATTTAGAATATTCATATCGTGCTAAGTTAAGTCCCTTTAAGAAGTTGGTGTCAGGATCTACTAGGAATAACTCGCTATACATAACAGGGCTTGCATGTTGCAGAATACTACCGCCCTGTGCTTTGATTGGAATATCTCTTAGATTGCTATCGCCAGGTACTTGACCAACGACTTGATTGCTATTACCAACCATTGTGGTTAAATGGTTACGCAATTGCCCCAGTGTCATCACTGAGAAATTTGCATTTGCACTATTATAATCTAAATTCTCCGGAACTTCATAATATCCCAATGCACTGACTTGATCACTGTATATCAAAATATCAACTTGATCACCTGCGGCAAGGGTAGAAGCAGTTACGTTAACATAGGTCAATGTTCCATTGGAGATTACTTCATATGCAGTAGTTTGTATACTGTTGATGTAGACTTTAAAATAAGGCACACTAACTGACGCATTTGCAGTGATATCAATTTGAAAATATGGGGTGTTTCCGTCATATATTCCATTGATAATTTGGAACTGCTTTGATGCTTCAACATTCGTAGTCCATGCATTTCTAACATTATAGGTTGTTAGGCTGGTATTTTGTTGTAGTGCACCCGATGAGTTAATATGCTGGGTGGTTGTGGCTTGTGTGATTTCGTTAGACACATAGGTAAATGTGTCACTGTCGTAGTTGTTGGTGAATTGAATATCACCAATCTGATTAAAAGTTCTGTAACTTAGAGGGAATCCCAGCACCGGATCTGCAACGCCAGTACCAACGCTGTAAGTGAAGATTGGACTTCCGCCAACCACTGTTCCCAAGTTATTTTTCGTAGTTGTAAATGATGATGATGGGTATAAAGAAGTATCTCCGATACTATAATCACCATCATTGACAATGTCTATTATATCAAACATGGGAGTTTGATTTACCGCTGTCTTTTGTTGCCCTTGATTCCAATTGGCACCATCAAACCAATATTCTATACCCTTGTTAATGCCCTGTAATACAATTAAATTGTTATTAGCGAATACCTGATAATCTTCAGCAGGCACCAAATTAACAAGGTTACCACCCTGTGATTGTATATAAACAATGTTTACAACAAAGATCTGATTTCGAACTGTGGGATCAAAGTCGTTGGCAAATATTACTCTCATGCCCTGTGTCAAAGTAGTTCCGCTGATTGCATATCCCGCAGGTTGCAGTTCAACAGAATTTCGAGCATCGGTAATGGTAAAGTCCAATAAGTCCACTGGCGCTTTGGCAACACGTCCAAAGTTGTATAATTGTAAATTTGCCTCAAATTCAATTATAGGGCGCTTTGCACGTAAATTTTGATCCAGCAACGGAACTGTATTATTGTATTTGGCTGTGGCATTAATGATATCTATATGGAACCAACGATTGCTACGTGTCCACGGATTCAGATCCATACTTGCACGATTGATTGTGAAATAATCTGGAGTAGATATTCCATTCACTGCATACGCTTCGGGCGTTTGGAAAGTGTCTACATTCAGTAACTGAATAGCAGTACCAACGCCTTCTACATAATAACTATTTCCCGCATAGGTGCTGGGATTAGCACTATTGTCAAATGTTACTAGTAGTCCGTTGGTAAAGGTAACTCCATTGGGGCTTATGTAGTTCTTTTGCCCAACGATGTCAATATCAACATTTAATGTATTGTCAGTAACAACCAATAAATCAATTTGACCTGCATATCCAGAATCAACACCGTCTTGGTAATATAAACTTGTCAATGGTGCCGTAATATCAGGCATCAAATTATAAATGTTATATGTTAAGTAATCATTATTCAAGTAGTAGGTGTATTCTGATCTAGTTGTTCCGGACAACACAAACACACGTTCTAGTGCCGCGACATTAAATGCCTGGGCAGTTATACTCATATTAATTGTATAATCAACAGTAACGTTGTTAACAATCACCGGTGTTAGAATCATTTTCCATGCATTTCGGCGATTGGCCACCGGAACTGTGACTCCATCAACTGTCCAATAAACATCATCAACATCGTTATTAACAAAGATCAACGATTGAAGATTTAATTGGTTGTAGGAAGTTACACCGTCAATACCGTGCTCGCTTGACGCAATCACAGAACTCAACAACTGCCCTTGAATTTGGTTATAGTGCAAAGTCGTGCTTAAATTTACAGTACCAGCCAAAGTCATACGAACATAATAGTCCTGTGCGTTGGGTTGTGGTACTGAGAATGTAATGGTACCAACATCTGTACCGTTGTTGGTTACCCCAAGTACGTCACGACCAGTTAGGTTAGACTGGTTTGTTTTTAAACCGCTTGTGCCCGGATCAACTTGGATCCAAAAAGGATATCCAGGTTGGTTTACAACAAAAGTGTAAGTACCACCATAGGCTAGACGCAATATAGGATTTTCTACAGAACCGTTTGTAGAGAACAAGTAACTGCCAGTAGATGGGTCACGGGTCACAACAAATGTTTGTTGGGTTGGAATTTGTGCTCCAAATACGTTTACTGTGTCCGGACCGTCTTCTAACCAATAATATTGTGTGAAGTTAACAAATTTATCAAAATCAAACAAGCCATCGTAACTGTAGTTTTCACTACTGAATAATCTGCTTTGGTTGTTGACCAAACCACCATCATACTCAATTTGATTAATGATATCAATGTAACTGCTAAAGAAATCAATGTTACTTGTAGTTGGGTTTTTAACAACCACACTGGGTTCTAATTGATAATTTTGACGTAGTGTAGTTGGTTCTGGTTGATAATTATCAGTACTTTTAAATGTTGGCGCAAATTTACGACCCACGTATGCATTGATGTTGCGTAAGTCGGGTTGAGTCACTAGTTGGTCCAGCGTTGCATTTAAGAACTTTTGGTTTGTGGGGGTTCTGAATGCTTCGGGTAAGAAGTTAACTGTTTGTATTTGTGCCATATTAAATTACTATTCCTAAACCTGCTAATGTCTGATTAATTTGTGCCGCAGTGATTGCCGATATAATTTGGATATTATCCGCAGTGGCTGCACTGATTATGATTTCATTTGGATTTGAATTAATTTGCAATAATCCACCAAAAGCGATATCGGTACTACTTGGTACTATAATAATACCTGCCACATTTGGCGCCAATTGATTGTGAAGATACGTGCTTAGTTCACTAAAATAAAAGGTATCACCAAAGTCCCAGTTAGCAGTATCAAAATAGGTGTTGATGGCTGCTAGAGTTTGGCTAATGATATCATTGTTGCTTACGTTTACACTGGGGTTTGGTACAATTTTAAATACTGCCTGCAGACTTGGATCTGCTTTTGCGCCAAACAGGGGTTTGTACACACCAGGATTATAAACGATAGTGTCGCTTAATGCTTTGAAGTTTTGCAGGCCATTGCTACCGGAACCGTATTCGCTTTGTAACTGATCGTTAGTTGGCGGAGTTGGCTCGGAAACAGATCCTGTTGTATCCTGTATCCACGCAATATAATCAGTTGAGTACTGTTGTGTTAGAATGTATAAGTCCATAATATTGTTTGGACTCGGATCAATTCTTCTATCATTGGGACTTGCATGTCTGTATTGGAAGTACAAATTCTGTCTACCAATCTCGGCAACATAATTTGTTGACAATGTTAAAGTTCTTACATTTGTAGAAGAAATGCTCAATACGTAAAAATTATTTTCAGCGGTTGCATAAAATATTTGCCCGTTGACATATAGGTTTTGATTCGCTAGAATCTGCGCCTTGGTTGGGTATATAGAAACCACTGTGGTGTTATCTATGGGTGCAGTTGTTAAGAAGTCACCGGTGTCTGTGTTCACATCAGCCACTTGTTCAAAGAACACGTACTTCATATCAGGATTTACTGATGGATTAACAATAGTTGTAAACAAATCAGGATCGTTGGGGATTCCATCATTATTAGAGTCCGGGAAAGTCACTAGGACTTGTGTATTATCAACAAAGCCATCGGCAGTTACAACATTGTCATAGATGTACCAAGTCTTGTCTTCACCGATCGGACTAGCACTATCTGGTTGGCTGTTGGTTTTTAACACTACAATTTGATCTGTGATTGTTAATCCAGTCTTACTGTCATATACTTTGACTTCGGGATCAAAGTAAAAACGTGTTTCGCCGTTACTTTGGAATACATATTGTAGTCCTCGGTATGCTATATTGTAGTTGATACCGTTATAAGTAAATGCCAATAACCAACTACTGTCCAGGCTTTCTCCGCTGGTGTCACCTTGGTTGGCAAGACTAAATGCTCCAAGATTCAAATCTTTTTGTTGTATAATCTGCCAAGATTGTGTTTGAACATTATAACTCAACCCAATGTTTTGATAACTCTGTAACAGATTTACCATCACTGATGTAAATGTTGATCCTGGTAGATCGTTTTTAAACACCGGAATAATTGTGTCTAGTAAAGCGCCGCTGGGCAAGTTTTGACTTAACTGCACAGGTTGTCCGGCGTTGGCACTTACCACGCTGGCCCACAGATACAAGTTTTGACTCGGATATTGTGGAGTTCCTGTTTGGATGTTGTTTTGTGCGTCAAAATACTTGCCGGCACCAGCATTAAATCTCAACAACGATCCTGTTGTTATGTATTGTAGATTGCTACTTACCCCCAAACCAATTTGGTAGATTGTATTGGAACTGTTGGTAAAGTATCCTGTGCTACTATTGCTAGAAGCACTTTGCAAATACCATTGTGTGTTGGTGGGAGTATAGCGAGGGAAATTTGCATAATAAAAATGCAATATATCATTACCCTGCAATAACGGAACCACTGTGTTGTAAATTACGTTGTATAAATCAGTTGCTGTAGTGAAACTAAAAGTGGTACTTGAGGTAGGCGCTTGTTGATACAACCACCCGTCATCGCAGAATATATTTGTGCTAGAATACTTTCCGGTAACATCCAATACATCCAAGTAACGGCTAATACCGCTACTGGTTCTATTGACTGCCTTGACTTTTAGAATACTACTGAAATTGGTATAGGGGAATAGATTATAATCTTCCCCGGTGATCATACGATTTTGTGTATAGTAGGCCGCAGGTGCTTTGGTGCGGATATCATCAATCAATTCTCTTGTTTGACTATTTGATATTGTATAGTACAAACTTGCAGTGATGGTCAATGTTTCTACGGTATTATTACGACTCACGTAATTAATGGGTATAGAAATACTTTGTAACTCATCAGGAGTAATCTTATATTGTAGTCCGTTGCTGGTTCTATAGTATAATCTAAACACGCCCTGGGGAATATTGGCAAATGCGCCATCACCAAACACCAAATTAATTTGATCGTTGGTGCTTGAGTTAACTTGGAATAGGTTTCTATCAGAACTTTGATTATAAATTACGTTGATGCCCGCAACTGCCGGAACTGCGGTCCAAGGAATAGTGGGGTTACCGTTGGAATCCAATTGGTATAACCAAACATCATTATTGTTGATATTATCAACTGAAACGCTAACAACTCTATTGGGTAGACTTTGTTGTAGATTAAAATCTTGTGATGCTAGATCGCCCTGCTTTAAGTAAACAAAGAATCCAGTATTGATACTGCCATTGCCCAAATTATCATTTAGTTGCAGAATATTAAATAACCCCGATGGAGTTGGGGCAGGTTCGTATATATAACTTTCACCAACAGTGGTTGCACTCACTGCTTCAAAGTCCATTGAGTTACCCTCAATTTGAGCAGTGAAACTATATCTAGGCAACACTCCGGGCACTAGATTAATTGAGTATTCGTTGGTACTAATACCATTGACCACGTTAGAATTGCCGGGCTTGCCCACTGATTGAGTGGTTACAAATGCCGCATTTAAGATTGTTGTGAATTGTTCTTGCCAATCTTGATTTGATGAATCGTTCCAAGAAATAAGCAAATTGCTTAGGTTTAGCCCATTACTGTCTGTTAAATTCTCGGTGGTGCTGACACTGTCAATCTTCATGTATCCGCTGGCACCAATATTTCTACTAGGACTATAACTGATCAATCGTGCAAGTTTTAAGATACTGTCACGGCGTTCGGCAGTATCAAAAAAGTTTTCACGAGCATTCATATCTGTTCTAAATGACAGACTTTGCCCCAAGAAAGCAATTAAATCTATCAGTGCGACATACTCACTGCTTTCTGTAAAGTCATTAAAATCTTCAGGATAGTATGTTCGCAGATAATCGATCATGGACTTGCGTAAAGTCTCAAAATCGTAACTTTGGAAGTCGGCCTGTTTAAAAGTCTGATAGAGCGTGGTCCAATCCTGATTGACCAATAAATTCGTTTGACGTGTTGTGATAGACATCTAATATATACCCGTTATTATATATTTATTTAAAAAATAAACTACGTAGTTTATTAATACGGGCCGCCGGCTGTGAGAGTCATTGAATTAGAGTCAAATTGCATACTAAGCGTAGTAGACAAGTTTTGAGGCAGGAATATCAAGTCTACTTCTATTTGTAGGCCATATTCTTGCTCGGTAATCGCGATATTTTGTAGACTTAGGCGTGGATCATAACTCACAATGGCCTTTACATCATCAATTATCTGCTGATTCGCACTATCGGTCAAGGGCTCAAATAACATGCTCCATATTATGCTACCAAAATTTGGTTGCATTAACTTTTCACCCTTGCGGATGCTGAAGTGATTTATTAGATCCTGTTTAACCAAGTCAAGATCAGTTAAACGGAATTTTTTATTCCTGTTGATAGTGCTAAATCCACGATATAATATTGCCATACTAGTATTTATTGACTTGCATTGGCTTCTTGTATGTGCACTGCATCAGGGGTAGAGAATGTACCGCCCCATCTCAATCCGTATTGTGCTAGATTTACTGTACGTGCGATTAACGGACACTGGCTACTGTCAATAGCAACACCGTTATTATGCGGGCTACCCTTGCCACCCAGGCTTGCAGGTTTTGCGGGAGTTGTAATACCCCCAGCAGTAGGGTGTCCTGGACCACCGCCTGCGGCCAACCATTTCTGATAAACTGCTTCTTGATCTGCAGGACTGCGATAAGCACTGGTGATGTTAATTTTTGCACCGGCTTTGGTTTTAAAATCTTGAGCCATTGTTAGCAAAGCATTTCTAAAAGAACTATTCAAATGATCAAAGTTTGCACGAGTTCCCGATCCCGAAGATTGGAAAGTAAACACACTATCGGGGTCAATGCCTGTAGGACCCACAACTGGTATTGATGACGTATCTTTTACCCCCAGTTGTTGCACAGGTCCAGCACCACCTGCAGCCAGTACATCAATTGCGTATCGGCCTTGGTTAAAGTAAACGGTTCCATTTTGACCCAATGCGTCAGTCAAATCTCCCTTGTGGCGCCATTCGGTCGCTTTGTCTGCATCTCTGAATTGATGTGCTACAAACAACATACCAGCGGCTGTACATATATCATCATCGGGCAGTATACCACCGTTGGCCATTAACAGTTCGTAATTGCTGACAAATTCGTTATATTGTGTCACATCTTGCACATTTTGATTTGTAAAGAAATCATCTTGGCTTTGTATATTTTCGTTGTTGGTCCAACTCTCATCGTTGGTAAGAACATTTCCACCAAATTGTGTAATGGCATCAGGTTTGATAAATCCCGCGGCGGCTAGGTATTCAGCATCAACTTGATACTTGCCTATTCGTGCATCCATTATTGCGCTATAATTAAACTGGCTTTCAAAATAACCCAATTCAGCCAACATCGCTTTTGCTTGTTGTTGCGTGAGTCTAGGATTTGCATTACCTATTCCTCCAGGAGGATTATATGTGGTACTCTTCGATAAGAATTCTGCGGGGCAAGTTGATCCGCTTACTTGTTGCCCTGCGGCATTGGTAATGCCCACGTCATTATCAGATGCAGTACTATTGCTGGTAGTGCCGGTTTTGACTGGGTTGCCAGATCCATCGGTAACAGTAGATCCATTAGAGGATGTTAGATTATTTGGCTGAGCAACACCAGCATTGGCCAATGCTTGCTTGACCGCGGCTTCGTGTTGCATAATAATATTTTCAACTGATTGAACAGTAACACTACCTGTGGGGTTGGGTAAACTTTTGTCAAATGCGGGGTTTGCATTATATTGAGCACTACCGCCGGCCCAAATAACAAAGTTCTCGGGTTTGCCCACTGCCGCTGGCCATAGTATGGTCAAGTAAATATCCACTAGTCTCGGATTGGGCGCCTTTTGATTCAATCGGTTTGCTTGGAAATATTTTGTTACGTAGGTACACTGTGTGGGGCGATCCATTTCACGCAGGGCGGCAGTGGTTGTACCACATGCAGTTGCAGCCGGTCCACCAAACTGAATAAGGCCCGTGTAGCCCAAACTGTTGGTGATAGCCGGATCCATCGTACCACCCGTTTCGAGGTGCATACAGGCCAGCATGTCTATGTAATTTAGATTCAATGCGGCAGCCGTGGCCTGTACTGCACTGATAAATGCAGTGTCAGTGGTCCAAGGTGCAGGAGCGCCTTTGATTTTACCGTTATCAAGTTTATTACCGTTAGCAGGAGGCAAAGTATAATCTGTAACATTACTGCCCATTTTGGGAGTACATGTAGTGGTTGCAACTTCTTTGATGGTTTTTGCCGGTGTTCCTACACGCAACCAAGGTTCATGACTGGGTAATATATTCACTACTGAATCAACGGCTTGCGGAACACTATACCACAATCCGGTTTTTTGCGAATCAAATGAAGTGTCTGCTAGTTTATTTTTATTAATAACCGGACAAGTAATACTATTTCCACCTCCACCGCCATCAATATCTATACCGCCACCAGTAATACTCATACCGCCACCGGAACTTACATTTAGTGTACCATCACTGCTCACAGTTAATTGCCCACCACCAATATTGGTTTTGGCACCATATATCAACGTGCTTTCTATACCACCAATAGCAATAATGGGACTGGTTATAGTAGTAGCCGCCATACTGTCCATGCGTATGTTACCCAATGCTTCAATGTTTATATCATTGTCGGAATGTAGATTTAAATTACCCTCTGTGCGAAAACTTAAATCCCCGGCTGTGTATAATTTCACGCCAGTTGTATCGATCTCAAGCCACGTAGTGCCATCCTTGTGTGCGATGTACATTGTGCTTTGATCATCATTCATTAATATTTGATGTCCACCGGCTGTTCTCAAACGTATTAATTGATCAGTACCAGTAGTGTCCCCATCATCCATTACAAAAGTGTGCCCGCCCTTGCGAGTAGGAATTGCATATTGATCGTTGGTTATGTCGCCGGAATTTACACGAGCCGCATAATTGGGATCGTCTGCGGGATCTTTGCCCAACGGACGTCCCGGAGTACTGATACCAAACACATGACTGGGCGTTTCTCTTTGACTTGTGCTACTAATTGCCCCGCGAACTTTGTCTCGATCCAAGCCCTGCTGGAACAAGATGTTTGCTTGATATTCGTGTATGGGTTTTGCATTATTATAAAAAGTATCGTTTACAGTGCCATCGATATTCTCATTGAATTCCACCACAGGCAGATATTGCGGAGGGAAGGCAGTTGATGGAAGTACACTTCGTTGTAGGTCAGGACTAACTGATGATGTATCTACTTTATTGCCTGCGGCAATACCTGGAATCATCCAAGTACTCAATACTCCCGGCACACAAGCAAACCAAAATCCTCGTTCGGGGTCTCCGTTGACAAATGTACACAATACTAAATTACCAATATCCGGGGGCGCCATAAACATACCGTAACTATGATTAACTCCGGTAAAATTGTTATTCAAACTTGTCTGTGGTTGATAGGTAGTACCTGCATAGGGACTGGCATAACTCACAGTTCGCCACATCTGAGAGTCATTTTCATTACCACCAAAATCTGGAATCCAAACACGCAAGCGACCATCTCTAGCAGGTGCTAGATTGTCTTTTACTATACCCAGTTGCGTTGCACTGTCAAATTTAACTCCCGGAATTGCATTACGGTCGTAAAACTTTGATACTTTTGAACCTATTAATTTATTTTGTGCCATAGTTTGTTATTTAATTAGTTGTTACCGATCGGAACCACTGCTCCATTTGAAACAATATTTTGCAAGTTAGTATTGGTCGGGAGAGCAACGCTTGATCCGATAACTGATTTGGGTGTTAGTTGCAATGGTCTTGACGCAGTGTCGTCAAGCACTTTTGGCGGGGCTGAATTTACTAGTTGTGCATTTGGTGGCGCATCAACAGATGTTCCCGAGACCTTGCTACTAGAGGATGGAGCATTGACAATTGAGGGATTGTCTAGTCTTCTGGGATCAGTTGCCGCAAATTCGGAAGACCCGGCGCCACCACCGGCAAACGTTTGATTTGGGTACCTAATCAAGTCTAATTTTTGTACAAACTTACCGCCTCTGAATTCACTCTCAACAGTGTTGATACGGTAGTATCCACTAAATGCACTAATTTTATATTTGCCCGAAGTATCTAAATATTGTCCCGTTGCATCATTAAAATCTCGGGGAGTTTTAAAAGTAACAGTACAATAAACCTCACCGTTATCCATAACGATACTTTGTGTCTGTGGCACATAGTTAGACGGAGTGCTGGAATTGGAGGCTGCATTGATCACTCCGGGATTAACAAAGATGTCGTCTTGTTTAATGAATTCCGGATCTCCGATTATATTCATTTTCAGATTGATCATATCGCCCTGTGCACTAGTATAGATACTTTGCACTACACTTTGGCTATTCACAGTATCGCTTTTGTCCACAGATCCACCAGCAGAAGTTTGTTGTGTTTGTGATACTGGCTCAAATCTTGGAGGATCAATATGCTTACTGCTTTGAATATCTCTTTTATCGGCTAGATTGGCATCATCATTTTTTTGTTGTGGTCCGGCAGTTGCAGAGGTTTTTCCTTTGTCAACGTTAATTGCCGTAAAATACAAAGCATTGAATTCTATATTAAAATCTATTACCTCAGTATTTTGACCGGTGTATATGTATTGATAGTCCTTGGTTGGTGGAGGGGGCGATGCTTTTGGCGCTCGGTCATCACGGTTGTTATATATCTTGTACTGCTGGACGTAGAATGTTACCTTCTTGCCCCAAGTATTGCGTATATTATCATAATCAAGCAAAGTAACTTTGGGCACTATCTTGTACCAATTCAAGGGCTTGCTGGAATCTTTTAGTTTGGTAGTATCGCCTGCTTGGGTGTTGGTTTCTTTTGCTTGAGTCGATGGATCAGTTAACTGATCCAACACATACTTGCTGTTGGGTATTACCAAGTTGAGCACATCCTTGATTGTTGTGCCCACATTCAACGAGTGAATTGTTGATGCAAAATTTGCAGTAGTTGCCGGAGTGGCACCGCTTTGGGGGCTTGTGGATTGTGCCGCAGTTTTTGCATCAGTGGCAGGAACTTTCTTTGAAGAGTTTTTCTTGGGTTCAACAATGTTGGAATCTGCTATGGCCGGATCAATTACAAATTCAATTTGATCCGCGACGCCCACATTACCATTCTTCTGTTCGGCCTGCATCCATGCATTGTATGCGGCAGTAAAACTTTTTGTTTTAATTGTAGTGGGTTCTGTGGTTGTGGGTTGTCGAGTCTGTGCTGGTTGATTGTTAGTTGGGTTACTGGTTGGTTGGCGTTTGCTGTCGTCGGACTGTTGTTTGACTGCGGCATCTGCTTGAGATGTAGCATTAGAATCAGATGTGCTGTCAAAATATTCAGATACTTTGCTGGCAGTAACTTCAAAATTTGCTTTGATTGATTGCAATGTTTCAAGATGTGCCACGTGATTATAGGGTACTGCTTCAATTTGATACTCGGCGCCCTTGACAGATGCTTTTATTTTAAAGTTAACAAGTTTAATGGGCAACCATTTGGTTTGATTGTATATGGTCTGCATGACGCCAGAATCATCGGCGCCCAAGAAATTTATTTCCAATAGGTAGGGGGATTCTAAATAATTTTTGCCATTTATTTCATTGTTATTGATGTCTAATATCCTATCCATCAATGTCATTCCATAGGGCTCAATTATGGTAAAACTTATTTGCACATCATTGGAGCCGCGAGTCTGAGAATTCATACCGATAATTGTAGTCATTTTCAAATTATCGAAATAAAAGTCATCGGTAAAATTTGGATCACGGTACGTGCCAGAACCAATATTACTATCATCCAGTGTTATGTTATATCTATTGGCTTCGCTTATTAAGTTTCTAGTAGGCTTAAACGTAGTAGGAGATGTGTTTATGGCATTGTAATCATCTCTTGACAACAAGTGCAAACTTAAATTGTATGTGTAACTTGAATAATTACCCAGTGGATTGGGAGTTAGGTTAGATTTTGCATAATTGGGTCCGCCAATTACTACTGGATCAGGTTGTTCTGTGGGTGCATTTTCGGCAGAGTCGTCCCAAGTGTCGTTACTGCCCGATCCAGTGTCAAACGAAGGATCACCTGATGGAGGCTTGCTTATATTGTCTAAGAATTGAGGTTCTGCTTGACTTAGATCAACAGCGTAGCCGGACGTAACTGCATCACCAGCAGTACCTTGTGATTGGGCTTGCGCTTTTTGTGCCGCGGCGAATTGTTGTTGCGGGATGCTACTTGGCATTATATTCCTAGATTAGCGATTAATGTATTTTTTTGCGGTACATAAATTTGTATACCTGCTTGAAAATCAAATATTGGATCGTCTAGGGTATTGGGGTTGCGTGATTTAAACACCCACCATAAACCGCTATCACCGTACAAGTCAAAAGCCAACAAGTCCGGGCGATATTCATATATCTTATTGATGGTAAACAATACGTCATCGGCTTTTTTGCTAACCGGAGTATAATTAATTAAATCCAAGAATTGTCCGTTGCCCCACGTGGGCGTATTGTAATAGGGACTTGTTTTGTTATAAGTTACTGTTGCCATTATAGGAATCCTCCATGACCACTTAATAGAGCGCCTCGGCTAAAATCAGTTAGTGTCATATTATTATGAATGTTATTTCTACTGTAGATTGGTTGTACAGTAACTGACAGTTGACTGGTTGTGGGCAAGCGAGTCTTTAAATTACTAGTTGTGCTTCTCACTGAAGCAGATATATTTTGTGAATAGGGAATTTCCACGTAATCAACATCTGGCGGTAGCGTGTGTTGGAAACTGGTAACAACACAACTTACATGCGGAAAATAAAAATCTCCATAACCATCTAAGAATACCACAGGTGGGGGATTGCCGGCTAAGAAATCTCCGCCAAAAAACATTTTTGTTGCACTTCTAAAAAAGTAGATAGCCGCAAGCAAGTATAACCCATCTGATGGGTTTTGCACCGTAAAATCACCGGAAATTGTAATAGCATCTACACCCGATCCCTCATAAAAATAGTTTTTATAATTGTTGTGAGTCAATGCCTGTTCTTGATACCTTGCCGAATGGGTTACTGTAACAGAGGGGGTATAGGGGAATATAACACCATTGGTACTCTTTAGTATTTGTTGTAACTGATTATCGGGATCGTTATAAAATATACCATTTCCAGTGGGAATACTTATACGTACTCGCCAATCAGAATTGGTTGGGTTATTTGCATTGTGCGGAGTTGTTATCGTAACACCAACATTGGGTCCGGCACCCTGAATCGCTGCCGACGGTGCGCCGCCCTGACGCAGACCTGATGCTGATAGTCTAGATGTTGTGGGAGTGACTGTGTTGATTGGCGTTTGTTGCGATCCGCCAGATGTTCCAAAAAACTGCGGTTCGGCTTGCGATAAATCAACTTCGTATCCAGATGTAGATGCCATAATTATTTCCGTTATAGTGTATTTATTAACGGGAATAATATGCATATATTATAAAAGTCTTGACAATACCACGATAAATATGTTAGTATACACTAACTTATAAGGAATTAAGGTGAAACATAACTACCTAAATAACAAAGATATACTTAAAGAGATACACAAAAGCAAGACAACATACTGCACTTATACCCAGCCCGAGTATGCAGATTATGATATGATCCTGCCCGATATTGGGAAAATTAACAAAAAGAACATCCTAGAAGCACGAAAATTACGTGCCGAGAGACTGGCTAAACTAGCCCACGAAGCCGCAACTGCTGACGGAGTTAAGCGTAAATTAGACGAATTTGAGATTAAACTCAAGGATGTTCCTGCAACAGATGTTGTATTTAGAGTTATGACTTGGGATCATATTCCTGTAGATGATGCTAAAACCAAAAAAGCACGCATGACTGCCTTGGAAATTGAAGATGACGAAGATCCATTGCTCACAGAATACGATGAAATGGATTTGACGCACACCAAATATGTCAAAGTAAACTTTCCGCCCTTTCAGCATTTTAAAGTTGATGAAGAGGGAAGCCCCATATTAGTGGGCAAGAGTCATTGGAAAGGTGATTTGGCCACTGGCGAGTTCAACAAGATGCATGGCAATATGACTAAGAAGTTGGCTCATATGTTTATGAAACTGTGCGAACGTTATGCTACACGTAGCAATTGGCGTGGATATACTTATAACGATGAGATGCGTAGTCAAGCACTGCTACAACTGACTTACATAGGATTGAGATTTGATGAATCAAAGTCGGCTAATCCTTTTGCTTATTACACAGCCGCAGTCACTAACTCATTTACTAGAGTGTTAAACATTGAGAAACGTAATCAAAACATACGTGATGATATTTTGGAAATGAATGGATTGAATCCTTCCTACACCAGACAGGGTATGGGTGGCGGATATAGCAGTGGTGGCGAATCAAATTTTGACGACTAAGTGGCAAAGTAGATGTTGCTTTAGTGTAGCGGAAATGTTACACTAGCAAAATGTCTAACTTATTTAAAAAAGCCGCGCTATTCACTGATATACATTTTGGACTAAAGTCCAATAGTACTCTACACAACGAAGACTGTTTGAATTTTGTCAAATGGGCTACTACCAAAGCCAAAGAGGAGGGATGCGAAACTGCATTCTTTCTCGGTGATTGGCATAATAACAGAGCCAGTATCAATATACTTACTTTGGGCTATAGCCTACAAGCACTGGAGCATTTGAATGCTAATTTTTCTACTGTTTATTTTATTCCTGGCAACCATGATCTCTATTATAGGGATAAGCGTGATGTGCAGAGTGTCGAATGGGCAAAGCATCTCCCCAACGTACAAATTTGTAATGATTGGTTTAGTGCTGGTGATGTGGTTATCGCTCCTTGGCTCTGTGGTGATGACCATAAACGTATTACTAAGTTACGAGGAAAATACATGTTCGGTCACTTCGAATTGCCTGGATACTTAATGAATGCTATGGTTGCGATGCCGCAACATGGTGAATTGGAACGAGATCACTTTAGACAATTTGATCATGTGTTTACGGGACACTTTCACAAACGTCAAACACAAAAGAATATTACATACATTGGAAATTGCTTTCCGCACAACTACGCCGATGCCGGAGATGACGAACGTGGCTTGACTATCCTTGAGTGGGGCAATGCGCCCACATATCATGCGTGGCCTGACCAACCTCGATATCGGGTATTCAATCTAAGCGATGTGTTAAATCACACAGAAAAGATGTTGCATCCCGGAATGCATGTCAGAGTCAATTTGGATGTAGACATCAGTTACGAAGAAGCAACTTTTATCAAGGAAACGTTTACCAGCACTTATGGGTTACGTGAGATTACTCTTATTCCCGCCAAAGTCACAGACTTGACTGACTACCAAATACAAGGTAATATTGAATTTGAATCTGTGGATCAAATCGTGTATAGTCAACTAACTACGATAGACAGCAAGCAATACGATCCCAACTTACTACTTGATTTATATAGAAACCTTTAATGTTTAAAATAAAAGATTTAACAGTTAGAAACTTTATGAGTGTGGGTAACTCCACACAAGCCGTCAGTTTTGATCGCAATGATTTAACTCTGGTGCTGGGTGAAAACTTGGACTTGGGTGGAGATGATTCGGGTGCACGCAATGGTACTGGTAAAACAACTATTATCAATGCATTGAGTTATGCCCTTTACGGCAATGCTCTAACCAATATCAAGAAAGACAACTTGATCAATAAAACCAATACCAAAGGTATGATGGTGACTATTGACTTTGAGAAAGATGGTGCAACCTATAGAATTGAACGTGGGCGTAAACCCAATGTTATGCGATTCTTTGTGAACGATCAAGAAAAAGAGATCACAGACGAAGCACAGGGCGATAGCCGAGAAACGCAAGCAGAGATAGAACGTATGTTGGGCATGAGCCATGACATGTTTAAACACATTGTGGCTTTAAACACCTATACTGAACCGTTTTTATCGTTAAAAGCCAATGATCAAAGAACTATCATTGAGCAGTTATTGGGTATTACACTGTTAAGTGAAAAAGCAGAATTGCTTAAAGAACAAGTCAAAGTTACCAAGGATGCTATTACTCAAGAGGAGTATAGAATCAAAGCAGTAACTGATGCCAATGCACGTATACAAGAACAAATAGAAAATCTAAAGCGCAGGCAAACGCTTTGGCTTAGAAAGAAAGACGAAGATTTAGACAAGTTGGTTGCGTCATTTGACGAACTAAATGCCTTAGACATTGAATCAGAACTAGTGGCCCACCAAAAGTTAAATGAGTACAACAAGAAGAAAGCCGAAATAGACAAGATCAAAGGTTACATTGCACAAAACGAACGTGACCAAGCCAGAGAAGACAAAGTGTTGGCTCGACTACGGGCCGAACTAGAGGCCTTGCAAAATCACCAGTGCCATGCTTGTGGACAGGACTTGCATGACGACAATCATGAACAAATGCTTGAGGACAAGCAAAGGCAAATTAGCGACACTGCACTCAATGCACTTGCGGCCCATACGCAATGGCTGGAGAATACCGAGGCGTTGACTGCATTGGGCGAACTAGGCGATAAGCCCACAGTTTACTATACCAATGAATCAGATGCATTTGAACATAGAAGTAGTATGGGCAGTATTCTTGCACAGTTAACTGCCAAGCAAGAAGAATCTGACCCCTATGCTGAACAGATCAAGGACATGAGTGAACAAGCACTGGAAGATGTCAATTACGACTTAATGAATGAACTTGATCGTGTTAAACAGCATCAAGAGTTCTTACACAAGTTACTGACTAACAAGGATTCGTTTATTCGCAAACGTATCATTGATCAAAATTTAAGTTATCTAAATGCACGATTGGGGCAATACTTAGATCGCATAGGCCTACCGCACACTGTCAAGTTCAATAACGATTTGACTGTTAGTATCAGCGAACTGGGCAGAGAACTGGACTTTGACAATTTGAGTAGGGGAGAGCGCAATCGTTTGATCTTATCCCTGAGTTGGAGTTTCCGTGATGTATGGGAAAGCCTATACCAGCCCATTAACCTGTTATTCATTGACGAACTTATTGACAGCGGAATGGACAGCAGTGGGGTTGAAAACAGTCTCGGGATACTTAAAAAGATGAGCCGGGATGCCAACAAGAGTATTTGGTTGGTATCTCACAAGGATGAATTGGCAGGACGGGTTCATAATACCCTGCACGTTGTCAAAGAAAACGGATTCACAACATATAATACTGATATTGAAATAAAATAATTTAATCATGGCTCCAACAATCATAACTATATTACATGACATGGATATTTCAGAACTCACCTGTACAGGAACTTCCCGAAGACTGTGTGGGTTTTGTGTATCTTATCACTAATAATCTATCTGGCAAAAAGTACATAGGCAAAAAACTAGCGAAATTCGCAAAAACATCTTACAAAACTGTAAAACTCAAGAACGGCACCAAGAAAAAGAAGAAAATACGATCAAAAGTAGATTCCGATTGGCTTACATATTATGGCTCTAACGACCAACTCAACAAAGACGTTCAAACTCATGGCACCGAAAACTTTACCAGAGAAATACTCTATTATTGCAAAAGCAAGGCAGAATGTAGTTACATTGAAGCCCGCGAGCAATTTACAAATAGAGTATTAGAATCTACAGATTACTATAACGGACATATACAAGTCCGTGTCCATGGCTCCCACATACTAAACAAATTAAACGGTTAAGACTCGCACAAGTTAAAAACGTGTGCCCAAGACAAGAGGACTACGTGTCACTCGGACGGAAGACTCTGCGCCGTACAGAGCACTTAGCAACTATCCTTAACAGGACGACGATCGGATATGCCTTCATACAACCGGTTTTGCTATTTGAAAAGAATTAAACCAAGGCTAAATGAGTGGGTAACTCCCACAGGTTAATATAGTATGTCTGCGTATATTATATTAACTGCCGTTGAATAAAAGACGGGGCTCGAGGTACAGGTCAACCGCCTCTGCAATGCCCTAACGCTGATGATTGTGCGTCTCGGATGAAATCATTTTTTGCCCGTTTATCGGGCAAAGTGTGACTGCTTGTTCTGGATGAATGGCCTTTACTTTACTTCGTAAAGTTTTTAATCAATAATTAAAGAATAATGTTGTAAGCGATAGCGCAACAACAGATGTCTTTAGACATCTCTTAAGGAACATAACAAACTCAAAGAATTGAAAAGAAAATCAGAAGAAAGGAAGTCCTGATTTTTTAGTTGCTTCTATGTGATCTTTGACTATATCTGATATAATAGTTCTTTCTTGATCTCCTATTGACATCACTTCGGCATAAGTTAACCCACCTCTCATATGCCATGCCATAGTAAGTGCTTCATGCTTTAAGGCTTTTACCTGTTTCTCATATCGTTCCAAGAACTTAATGAGTTCGGCATCATCAGTTATTGATAAAAGCCTTAACCGAAAAAATTAGAGTAATCAAACAACAATGCCACTTCATAGGGTTTTGTGCACTCCATGCATTGTAGTTTTGCTGGTTGTATCTTGCTTTGTTCTGCTAGATCGCTGAGTTTGTCTTGGACTAAACGCACCACGCTGGCTTCGGCATTTTTAAAGAAGTCCTTGATATGCGCCTTGTTGTCAATCCTAGCACCATCTTCCATCTCAATATACTCCACACTGGCAGTTATTGATTCCAAGCCCAATTCGATTAGTCTGCTCATGCTCTCAGTCAAATACTTGACTTTGACTTCGGGATCGACATCTTTGCCCATGTTCAGTGCGTCGGATATCTTTTGTTCCTCAAAGTTAACTCGATTGGATCTATTAACTGCATAATAGTTCTGTGGGTGCAATTTGATTTTCAATGTCTTGTATACTACTGTTTGGCTGTAGTCCGGTGATCGGATTCCACTTAGTGGCCCTTTGAGATCAATCTCGTGTTTGTTTTCTTCATTGCAATGCGGGCAAGTGCTTTCAAACTCCATGTTTTCACCATAACTGGCAATGCGTATGGCAATAAGTACTGCATCCACATCAATACTGGGCATATCCCACGCATTTTTAATTGATGGCACACAACTTTGAATAACATCCACTACACCCTGACCATTCATTAGTGCGTCGGGTGTTTTTAGTGTTATTTCATCTTTCGTGGTCATGGGATAAATCCCTATTTCCCCGGTCACAGTCAGTTCCAAACTGCCGTCTTTCCACCATTTGCCCCCACTGGGCAGTTTGATGTAGATTGCGGGCTGACGAAAGAAGTTGGCTAAAGGGTTTGATTGTTGCTCAGACATGTATTTGAATCCTATAAATATATGATACTATAATTATTTATAGACTAAAAATAACTGGAATTTTAAATATGGATGACGAAATCAAAGGCCTACTCAAGAACCTCTTGGACGAGATGCGTACTGCTGGTAGGCAGTCTGGTGGAGCCAAGGGTGGTGCTGTTTACGGGGCAGGCAAAACCATTGATGAGTTAGCCGCAGATTTAGACACCCTGTCTAAACAAACTGAACGATATACTGCTTCTTTAAAGAAAGCCAACGAAAAAACCACAAGTTTTAGTAAAATGTTGTCGCCAACACCCAATGCCTTGTCCAACTTCAAGGATGAATTGGATGCACTAGACAAGGCAATTGAAGAGGCTACCAAAAACGCAAAGACTCGTGACGAGCAAAAAGCCCGAGACGAACTGTTGGCCAAACGCAATGCACTTAGAGACGAAGCAGTAAAATCCGACACAATTGAAACCACTAAGAATCTTGGCAAAGCATTGGGTAAAGTGGCATCGTCTGGTGTGCAGGGCGTTGGTGCTTTTGTCAAGGGACTACAAAGCGGTCAGTCTGGTATAGAGTTAGCCAGTGGACTGATGCAGGCCCAATATGACATGGAGGGGCAAACAGCCGCAGCCGCCGGTCAAGCCGCGGGCACATTTGGGCAAATAATGTCAACCAGCGCCAGTCCGGCGATTAAGAGATTTGGTAATATTGTTTCAGTTGTTGGCCCATTACTGGGTGCACTGGGAGAAAATGCCAGCAAACTGGCCAAGTTTGGTGTAGAAGTATTAAGCAAAGAAGTAGAAAAAACAGTCAAAGCATTTAATGATGCAACAGCCAGTGGTGCTACATTTGCACAGGGCATGGATGATTTACGCAAGTATTCGGGTCAAGCAGGACTTACTGTAGATCAATTTTCAAACGTAATCAAGAACAATGCGGGCTTATTGGCTGAATCGGGCTACACTGTTGCCGGTGGAGCAAAAATTGTTGCCGGAGTCACTAGTAACCTAGCAACACAAACAGGCAAGAGCGGTAAAAGTTTACAAAATGAATTATTAAATCTAGGCTATAGTTTTGAGGATCAAGCAAACTTGGTTGCTCAAATGACATCGGACTTGAAGAGAACTGGCGGCACTGCCACCAATGCACAAGTAGCCCAGGCCACTACCGAGATGGCCAAGAACATAAGAACAGTTGCTGACATTATGGGCGAGGATGCCAAAGCCAAGATGGATCAAGCAAAGAAACAAGCAGAGCAATATGCTTTCTTTGCCAAAGTAAATGAAATAGCCAAACGCACAAATGATCCAGGCTTGCCAGCAAGAGTGCGAGCAAGTTTGGCATTGATGGATGAAACACAACAACGTGCCGCCATACAAGCCACAGTGTTGGGTGGGGCAGTTACCGATGTGTCTGCAAACGTATTGGGCCAAGCAGATGCTGGCCGAGAATTCGCACAAAGTCTAGAACGAGGAAATTCAAGCCTTAAAGACTTGACTGGTGGTTTTGCTAGAGCAAACGACAACTTCGAAAGCCGCTATGGTGACACTGCCAAAGCAATATCCACTGGTGCAATCGCTGGCGCTGACGGACTCAATAACTTGGCCAAGAGTGCTGATTCTTTGGGACAAGCACAATACAAACTAACTGAAAAGAATTTAGACACCGCTACTAATGCAACAGAAGCAGCCGCGGGTGCCAACGGTAAATTGCAGGATTCTGTAATGGGTGCAGAAACTGCGGCTCAAAATTTAAAAATTGCTCTACAGGATGAACTGACTCCGGCTATCAAAGACTTTGCCAACGTGTCCAAGGAAATGCTCAGTGGTGTTAGAAAAATGCTAAAAGATGTTGGTCTTGGCAATGGTGAGGGTGCCGAAAGCGGAGTTTGGGGCACTATAAAGAGCACATTAAAAACAATTGGCAAAGTAACAACAATTGGTGCTGGCACTTTGATTGGTGGGGCTATAGGCGGGGCAGGCGCCGCAGTGGTATCAGGCGGTGCTTTGTCCCCATTGGGAGCCCTGGAAGGCGGCGCAATTGGTATGGCAGCCGGATCTAAATTATCTGACATGTTGGGCTTTGCTGACGGCGGTATATCAACGCCCAAGGGTCAAGTGGCATTGGTCAGCGAAAACGGCATGAACGAAGCACACGTTCCATTACCAGACGGAAGATCTATCCCCATTAACATGGGCGGATTCTCTAGTATATTAACATCAATGAACGAATCAATGAAGGGAATGCAAGACTCTAAGCAGAATACTGCACCCAGTTATCTAACTGATATTATAAATTCTTTTAATCGTACTATAAAAGACACGTTTAACTTGGGTGACTTGTCAGCGTCAATTACCAACAACGGCGCAATGCGGGACCATAACGACTTACTGGGATTAGTTAACAAGCAAACTGCCGACATGTCGGATAATCTAAAAACAATGATGACTGCCATGCCCACTGCCAAAGACCATGCAGACTTAGTTACATCAATAAACGGATTATCAAATCAAATGGATTTGGCCACTGGCAATTCCCCAATCAATGCTATGATGTCGACAATGGTAAAACAAATGACGGATTCGTTGACCAACAGTCTCAAGGATGTCAAAGTTGCTTCTACCAAAACTGAACTAACATTTCCGGGATCTGCAACACCCCGTGCTGACATGACAGAAAGTATCAATCAATTAAGCGGTATCATGCAACAACACCTAGACCAAAGCAAAGAACTTGTGAGCCATGTTAAAGATCACAAAGATCTGACTCAGAAACTTCTAAATGCAACCGCATAACAGGTAAATAGGATACAAGGAATAAACAATACAAATGTCGGACAATAGATTTTATGTATACCAGTACTTAACCGAAGACGGAAACCCGTACTATATTGGTAAAGGTACTGGTGATCGAATCAATGCCGGACATAAAGTAGAACTTCCTCCCAAGGATCGAAGAATTATTGTCAAAGACGGTTTATCCAACGAAGAAGCCAAACAGTACGAAAAAGATCTTATAACTAAGTATGGTCGTAAGATTGATGGTGGTATTTTGGAAAATATTAAAATAAATCAATGGGCGTGCCGCGCAGGTTGGAAACACTCTGCAGAAACTAAAGAAAAAATAAAACAAAGTAATTTGGGAAAAGTTCGAACAGAAGAACAGAAAGAAAAATATAGACAACCTAAAAGTGCAGAGCACGCTGAAAAGATACGCCTCGCTAATTTAGGCAGGCCTGATGATGGTAGGAATAAAAAATCTGCCGCCACTAGAGCATATAAATTAGCAACAGATCCAGAGTATGCTAAAAAATATTGGGATATAAAGGCAAAGCAATCTGAAGAACGCAAGGGAAAGCCTTGGACTGAAGCAAGACGGTTAGCCCAAATAAAGAAAAAAACACAGGATAACATATAAATGGCAACGCAAAACAACACTCCAAAAAATGGTGGGAGTTGGAAAAAGTATTTTAAGACCGGGAACATGCAGGGCGCAATCAGCCCAATGGGCAGTCCGGGCAATAGTCAACCCAACCCAGCATATCGCAGTATGGCCAGCAGTTTGCCCGAAGTCTATATTGGCCACCCAAATCGTATTGAGCGTTATAATCAATACGAACAAATGGACATGGATTCGGAAGTAAATGCCGCACTGGATATTTTAGCAGAATTCTGTAGTCAAAAAAATGAAGAAAACTTAAGTGCGTTTGACTTGCACTTTCATGAAAAGCCCACAGACAACGAAGTTAAGATTATTAAAGAACAACTGCAACAGTGGATCAATCTAAATGAATTTAACAAACGTATATTTAAAATTGTCCGCAATACTATCAAGTATGGGGATCAAGTTTTTATCCGTGATCCGGAGACATTTAAGTTATTCTGGACAGAGATGTCGAAGGTTACTAAAGTTATTGTAAACGAAAGCGACGGAAAAAAGCCCGAGCAGTATGTGATCAAAGACATACAGCCCAACTTTCAAAACTTAACTACAACAGCAGTAAGCACAAGTGACACATTTACCAATCACCCACAAGTGGGTGGCGCATCAGGGTCTTATACACAGCCTCGTACCCCCTACAGTGGTGGTAGCAGATTTAGTCATGCACAAAACGAAGCAGTTGTAAATGCCGAACACGTAGTGCATTTGAGTTTAACAGAGGGTTTGGACGTATACTGGCCTTTTGGAAATAGTGTACTAGAGAATATTTTTAAAGTATTCAAGCAAAAAGAATTGCTGGAAGACAGTATTATTATCTATCGTGTACAACGTGCACCAGAGCGTCGTATGTTTAAGATTGACGTGGGAAATATGCCCACACATATGGCTATGGCGTTTGTTGATCGTATTAAAAACGAAATAAATCAACGTCGCATCCCCACACAAACACAAGCTGGTGTTAACATGATGGATGCTACATACAATCCTCTACAGACTAACGAAGACTTTTTCTTCCCACAGACTGCTGATGGGCGTGGATCCAGTGTTGAGATTCTTCCAGGCGGGCAAAACTTGGGCGAGATCACTGACTTAAAGTTCTTTACCAACAAGTTATTCCGTGGATTACGTATTCCGGCAAGTTACTTGCCCACAGGTGTTGATGATGGAACTCAAGCAGTAAGCGATGGTAAAGTGGGCACTGCTCTAATACAAGAGTGGCGTTTTAATCAATACTGTATGCGTCTACAAAGCATGATTGTAGACAAGTTGGACCAAGAATTCAAGATGTTTATGCGCTGGAGAGGCATCAACATTGACGGGCAAATCTTTGATTTAACATTTAATCCACCACAAAACTTTGCAAGTTATCGTCAAGCAGACATTGACAGTGCAAAGATTGCTACATTCACACAACTTGAGCAATACCCTTACTTCTCTAAACGTTTCCTAATGAAGCGTTATTTGGGCCTAAGCGAACTTGAGATGAGCGAAAACGAAATGCAATGGGCCGAGGAAAAAGGCAAGAGCGAAGAAACTAGTCCGGGCCAAGCCAATTTGCGTAACGTAGGTGTTACTCCTGGTGGACTTGCTAGTGATCTTGAAAACGTTACTCCCGAAGCAGGCGCTGGTGATCTAGGTGGCGCATTGGATACTGGTGCGGCTCCTGGTGGCGCGGCTCCTGGTGCTCCTGCGCCAGCCGCCCCTGCAGGCGGTTAATACCGCTTTGCTATAAATACTTTACTATGTTTATATTAGATCTTATTGAAAGTCCGGAGCCCGCAAAGCCCGGATACCAAACAGAAAAAGATGATAATTCCACCATGAAATTATCAGATCTACGCAAAACACGACTAACATTAGCACATTTAAATCGCTTGAGAATGGCAAATGATGTGCGTAAATTTGAGTTTGAAAAGAAACTCGAGACCATACAATCACAGTATGCGGCACCCGCAGAAGAGGGTGGAGGCATGGGCGCAATACCCGGCTTATAGTTAGTTGCCTAAAATACCTTAAAAAACACGTATATTACGCATATTTTACAGTTCTATTGTAAATAGAATTACAAAGCCAATTATTTAAAGGAGTTTCTTAATGAACAAATACGAACAGTTGATCGAACACATCATCAACGAAGACGAACAAGCAGCCAAAGAACTATTTCATCAATTAGTGGTTGAAAAATCACGTGACATTTATGAGAGTTTAATGGACGAAGATTTAGGCGGTAACGCTAGTCAAAACTTTGTATCAGACATCACCGATCAAAACGACAGTGCACAAGAGCAAGGTCTTGGTGAAGATGACGAAGAAATGGATCTAGACGGTGAAGACGAGTTCGGCACTGACGACGACATGGCAGACATGGACGGCGAAGAAGAGACATTTGGTGACGATGGCGAAATGGACGACATGGGTAGTGAAGAAGCCGAGCACGGTGAAATCGAATCCAAGATTGATGACCTAAGCGCACAATTGGAAGAATTAAAAGGCATGCTAGCCGGTGAAGATCACGGCATGGACGACATGGCTGGTGATGAAGGCGAAATGGGCGGCGAAAGCGACTTTGACATGGACGGCGCCGAAGACGAAATGGGCGGCGAAATGGAAGGCATGAACATGGAGTCTGCTAATCCTTTTGCTAAGAGTGGTTCAGCATCAGGTAAAAGCGGTTCAGCAAGTGGATCAGGTAAATCTGGTAGCGGAATGAAAGAAGCCAAGAAAATGAGCGGTTCAGGAATGAGCGGTTCTGGTATGTCTGGCTCTGGTATTAAAGAGGCTGCTAAGAAAAGCGGTTCTGGCGTAAGCGGTTCAGGTAAGTCTGGTTCAGGCAAAATGGAAAGCTACAAAAAGACCGAAGTAGAGATCATGAAAGAATACGTTGACAAGATTGGTGAGATCTACAAAATAGACAATCCTAATACCGAAGGTGGTAAGACTGTTGGTACTGGTGGTGATGAGCCAACAATAAACAAGAAGTCTACTAGCCTAGATAAAGGACCTGACTTTGGTGGTACTAACGAAAACATTCTAAACGGTCAAGGCAATGAAGAAGCTGCTGATGGCAAGCAATTCAAAGCACCAAACAACGAGTACAGCAAGAAGCGTGGTGACTTACCTCATGCAGGTCAGTTCAAGAACGTTCCTGGCAACAAGAAAGTTTGGGACAAAAATGAAGGTAAAGTTGGCGCTGACCAAAAGCAAACCGAACAAGGTAAGACAGTTGGTACAGGTGGAGACAAGCCTAGCCTAAACACTAAAGGTGTTGAAGGCGGAGCAGGTCAGCCAACAGGTAAAAAGAAGTAATAGGAACTTATTATAATGGCTTTGTTCCTTAAGGAAACTCTATCTTTTGACAACGCTGGGCTTCAGGTTATATCTGAAGACTCCGGCGATGGCAAGGGTGGCAAGCATTTCTATATGGATGGGATATTCATTCAAGGTGGCGTACAAAACGCCAACAAACGTGTATATCCCACTCACGAAATTAAAAAAGCTGTTCAAACCATCACTGAGCAATTGGGCGGTGGGTATAGTGTACTGGGCGAATTAGATCATCCAGATGACTTAAAGATTAACTTAGATCGTGTTAGCCACATGATAACAAAAATGTGGATGGACGGTCCGAATGGTTACGGGAAATTAAAAGTATTACCAACGCCAATGGGCAAACTAGTTGAAGCCATGCTAACAAGCGGAGTTAAACTGGGCGTTAGTTCACGTGGATCTGGTAATGTTAACGAAGGAAGTGGACACGTTAGTGATTTTGAAATCATTACCGTAGACATTGTTGCACAACCCAGTGCCCCAAATGCTTATCCAAAAGCGATTTACGAATCGTTGATGAATATGCGTGGCGGAGAAAAGTTGTTTAACATGGCTAAAGACGCCAGCACCGATCAAAGAGTACAAAAGTACGTGGAAAAGGAAGTGGTGCGCCTTATCAATGATTTGAAACTATAGGAGAACAAATCCAATGTTAGATGCTATCAAACCATTGTTGGACAGTGGCATAATCAACGAATCAACACAACAAGCAATCAGTGAAGCGTGGGAAACCAAGTTAACTGAGGCACGTGAAACCTTACGTGCTGAACTTCGTGAAGAGTTCGCTGGCCGTTACCAACATGACAAACAAGTTATGGTTGAGGCTCTAGACAAAATGGTTACAGAATCTTTAACTGCTGAGATTGAAGAATTCAAAGCAGAAAAACTGGCTCTTGCTGAAGATCGTGCAAAGTTTAACACTCGCATGGTTGAAAGCGCAGGTAAGTTTGATCAATTCCTAGTTACAAAACTAGCCGAAGAGATCCAAGAACTACGCAATGATCGTAAACAATATGAGAATAGCATCGCTAGACTTGAATCGTTTGTTATCAAAGCACTTGCAGAAGAAATTCAAGAGTTTGAAGCAGACAAGAAAGCAGTTGTTGAAACTAAAGTTCAACTTGTGGCTGGTGCTAAAGCAAAATTAGCCGAGTTACAAAAGAATTTTGTTGCACGTAGTGCTGAAATGGTTAAAGAATCTATTACCGCGAAACTAGAGTCTGAAATGACTCAACTAAAAGAAGACATCAATATTGCTCGCGAGAACATGTTTGGTCGTCGTTTATTCGAAGCTTTTGCAAGCGAGTTTGCTGTTACTCACTTAAATGAGAACAAAGAAATTGCTAAAATGCAAGAGATGTTGAAGAAACAAAGTGCAGTTATTGCCGAGGCTAAAAAGGCTATCGAAAATAAAGCAATGTTAGTTGAATCAAAAGAAAAAGAAATTCGTATTATCAAGGAATCAACTGAGCGCAAGACACGTCTTGCAGAAATGTTGAAACCTCTAAACAAAGAGAAAGCCGCTGTAATGAGCAGCCTACTCGAATCAGTGCAGACCGACAAGTTACAGTCCGCATTTGATAAGTATCTACCTGCAGTTCTAAACAATGGTACTACAAAACAACCTGCACCTAGTGCACAAGTTTTGACAGAATCACGTGTAGAAGTAACAGGAGACAAAACTGCGAAGCAAGTAACAGTTACAGATACAGAAGCATCCGCTAATGTATTTGAATTGCGAAAACTAGCAGGGCTAAAGTGACTTAACCCTAAAAGGAAAAAGGAAATATTATGACACAAGCATTATTAGAAAGCCGTTGGGGCGAGACAAAAGACGCTCTGCTAGAAGGCTTAAATGGTTCTAAAAGAACAACAATGGCGGTAGTATTAGAGAATACACGCAAGCACCTAGTTGAAAATGCAACAGCCGGCGCAACATCTGCAGGTAACGTAGCAACACTTAACCGTGTTATTCTACCAGTTATCCGTCGTGTTATGCCTACAGTTATTGCAAATGAAATTATTGGTGTTCAACCAATGACAGGTCCAGTATCACAAATCCATACACTACGTGTACGTTATGCAGATACTGTTTCAGGTACAAATGGCGCTACTGGTGCTGTATCTGGCGACGAGGCATTGAGCCCATTCAAGATTGCTACTGCATATTCTGGTACTACATCAGGCTATGCATCAAGCACAGCAACACTTGAAGGTGTACCTGGCAACCGTATCAACGTTCAAATCTTGAAACAAGTTGTTGAAGCGAAGACACGTAAAATGTCAGCACGTTGGACATTTGAAGCCGCGCAAGATGCACAATCTATGCACGGTTTGGATGTTGAAGCAGAAATTATGGCTGCTCTAGCACAAGAAATTACAGTTGAAATCGATCAAGAAATTATCGGTTCACTAAGTTCTTTGGCTGCAACTGATTACGCATTTGACCAATCAGCAGTATCTGGTACAGCAACATTCGTTGGTGACGAGCATGCCGCTCTAGCAGTGTTGATCAATCGTAGTGCTAACTTGATTGCACAACGTACACGTCGTGGCGCTGGTAACTGGGCGATTGTATCTCCAGCAGTACTAACAGTACTACAAAGTGCTACAACAAGTGCATTTGCACGTACAACAGAAGGTACTTTCGAAGCACCTACAAACACAAAGTTTGTTGGTACATTGAACGGTGCTATGCGTATCTATGTAAATGCATACGCAAATGATTCAACTCCAGTTCTAATTGGATACAAAGGTTCTAGCGAGGCTGATGCAGCTGCGTTCTATTGCCCTTATATTCCTTTAATGAGTTCTGGTGTTGTTTTAGATCCAAACACTTTTGAACCAGTAGTTGGCTTTATGACCAGATATGGTTATGTAGAGTTAACAAATACTGCTTCTTCTCTAGGTAACGCAGGCGACTACGTTTCTGAGATCAGTGTTAACAACCTATCATTCCAGTAATCCATTATTGGTTTGTTTAACAAAAAGGCTCTTCGGAGCCTTTTTTATTGGCTAAGTAATCGTATGCTTCCAAGACAAGACGACTACTTGAAGTCAATATTAAACGTTCCGTTAATAAGTCACGGGCAGTTTAATATTGATTTGATCAAATCAAATCCTTTTTCAGTTTTGGATTACTCTACTG